ATGACACATTATCTCGGGTCCATTGGAAGAAAAGTTAACTTACTTCGCTTCCCCCTTCTCTCGGCCACCGACCCCGCCGAACCAACTATCCCTGACCCCCGCGACAAACGCCCCGTTGAAATCGAACGGATCCACGAAGACGATCAGACGCTACCTGTAAACGATGAGCCCATCGGCGACGAGAAGCCTCGCCACCCTCCTCCAGCGCAAAACGATCAATCCATTTTTAACTAACTATCTGTGTATCACAGCGCAAAGCAGTGCACTCAACACGCCTGGTTTGCTGCGATGATTCACCTATTGGAGTCTCTCATGACACAAACACCAAGCTCACCTAACAAGCCCCAAAACCCAGCCCAAAAACCGTCACCTTCTCCTGATCGAAAAGCAGCCATGCATCCAGACGACAAGAAGGATGACAAAAAAGATGACAAGTCACCGCAGGACCAGCCGAAAGGCAAATAAGTAGCTCTTGCAGACTCGCCCCAACGAGTCTGTAACGCAGCCCCCGGTGTTCAAGCGACCGGCCTTTTACCTCAACAGATCTTCCCCTGACGACTCCAACAACAATAAAACATCTCACTACTCTGGCTAACGCCTGGAGCCCCCCCTTCAAGAGAACACAGTGCACTATCAAAGCTCAAACAATCTCTGCACTCTGTGCCAGCTGTTACCCTTGTCCTCGTCGCTCAATATCAAACACGAATTTATGGCTGTTGCTGGCCCTTGCTTGCAAGGCCCTGGTGAAGCGAAAAAAACTTTATACCAATGCTCCAACTGCAAAACATTGTGGTTACATGAGCGTGACCGTTGGGGCGCTTGCCTAGGCTTCAAGCTATGGCCGGGTAGGTCGCACGATTTTCAACGATAGTCCTGCGCACAATAACTTACGCAAAAAAAAGCCTGCAATAGTGTGATTGCAGGCTCTTTCTATGGCTGGATAGGATGGGAATCCAAGTCTCGAGGTTTATCTGCCCCGTACAGCCCCTCTTCCTGAGGGTTTGTGGTCATGAGCAGCACTGGCGCGCTTGATCCCCACATTAGGAGCCTGAGCTGGCCAAGCTTCTTGCAACGGCGTGAGCTCAGACTTGCGTGTACTTGGCTTCTTGGGCGGTTTGCCTCTCTTGTCCATTACGACCTCCATTGGTCAATGGCAGCCCCAACGAATGTTGGGACATAAGTACAGGATAGGCCATAAACCGATAAATAGCTTGCTTATCTTCATCCGGTAGCCAATACACAAAAAAAACCCAAAAAACCGGAATAAAGCCCTTCAAGAATGAAAAAAGGCCTAAAGAAAAAAGCTGCAAGCCTTTGACAACTTGGCCGAAACGAAAGGATTGGGGCTTTTGAACCCTCGCCCCCCCTGCAAGACGGATACAGTCAACCATACGCAAATCAAAAACCAGCTTCGACCCAACTGCTACCACTGCTCTACGTTAGCTTATGGCGTGTGACAGTATCACGCAAAAGCCACGAACCTTTCCCCCAAAAAAATACTAGGTATGCCTTCGATCGGGCTTTTTTACGCATAGAGCTGTGGGGCTTGTGAGAGCTCATCCACTCTAAGACTGTGTATTTATTTCAAAAAATATAAATAATCGCTGCTTAACTATTAAGGTAAGCCAACACTGACTGGATTTTAGTCCAACAACGCTTGTCACACTGCAATAAACAAGAGCGTGCAAGCTGAAAATACCCTTAAAATACAATGAATTACAAATGATTTTACATGTCTTCCACTGAACGGGACTAGGATGAATACAGTCCTTCGCGGTTTACCCCTAAGTGACTACTGGCATTGCGCCTCGGCCCCTCTGAGCAACGTCTCTGCCGGTCAAGCAAGGAATGACGTATGCCCTATAAATTCTCATCTTTAGAAATGCTCGCAGAATGGTTTCGACTTCCCTCGAAACTCAGGCTCGCTTCCAGAAAAAAAACAGGGGAAACGCCAGAAATAAAACCTCGCGATATTACCCAGGATGAAGCAACGGCATTTGAAAATAAACAACAGGAAGGCCCTAAACGCCCATCCTCCTCAGGCAAGCCACGGCTATTGAAAAAAAGTGACCTGCCTCACTCTGAATAGATGGGCTTACTTACTCAGTGTTTGCCTCTAACAAGCCTGGCTTTCAGTAACCTGAGGCTTCAACGCACTCATCCTCCTGAATTCCGAGAAGTACCCCTGCAAAGCAATCGACAAACAAGCCCAGTCAGCCCTCTCAAACCCCATCCCCTACATCGCCGCAGAACGATACATCTGAGACAGGCACCAGCAAAGGCGAGTGCCATCCGAAACCGTCTCATCCTGCCAAGGATAAGCCTACGAAAAAGTAAAGAGCATCACTTTTAACCGTCAATCAGCCCAGCTTGGGAGGACCGTTTTTGGAGTGTCATTTAAGGCACGAGGCAACCCAACACGAGCATTGATATTTTAAAAATTACATGCGTGCTGTTCCAAATTCATTTATTGGAGAAAGCCATGGGAGCGCCCTATAAAGATACTCTCTGTGCCCAGTGTCAAACCCTAATCATTTCTCTTCAGCCTTGTGCACCACACAAACTTATGCAGCCCATTACTCAACTCGACGACGTGGGCAGGCATGGCTATGAAATGCTTTTTCGATGCAAGGCATGTGATACGCTCTGGCTATACCAAGAAGACAAGTGGCAAACACATCTAGGCTTCAAACTTTGGCCAGGCAGTTTGGCTGATTATATTTTCGACCGGCCCCACGATAACAACCAACTACCTCCTAGGATGTGGGGTGCAATCATTAAAGGGCCCAAAGAAGATGAGCCACTGCACTGAAGTGGCTCAAAGTCTCTATCCAATGCGCAAAAGAGAGCCGGCCGTGACGGAGTACGCAACCGCGATCCAAGCATATATACCGGATGACGCCTCTACTTCTGGCACAATCGCCCCCAGGTCTCAGCCTCCGTTTCCACGTAACGCAACACTCTGATTGGCGTCGCATCTATCTCAGCGTCTGAACGCCATTGAAACGGGCGCTGAGCGGCAGCGCAGTAGCTACCGCCCTGCTGTGTCCCGCATCCGCTGACGAGCGCGATCGCGCACAGCATCATCGTCCAGCCGCTCAATCGTTTCAGCCGCATTTTTCGATACCTCCACGGCGGCCATGTCCGCCTTTGTTTGTTTCTGCTCTGCCTGAGCCCTGCCCTGACGCCGCCCGACCTGCAGCAGCGCCAGCGCGGCCAGGGCCAGGCCACCTAGCAGCCCCAGCCAGCCTGCCAGCTTAGAAAATAGCGCCTTAAACAATGGCCGCTCCTATCTTGATTGCCTCAGCCCCTGACGCGCCCAAGAAACGAGCGCGGTCTGCAGCGCGACGACGGCGTAGCCCCAGCAGCACCTTGCCGCCTGATTTGTTCCAGCGCGGGAATTGCTCAGCAGCACCGGCTTGGTCGCCGGCATTGAACAAGCGGACCAGCGTGGAACCTTGAAATGCTTCCACGCCGATGTTGTATGCAAGGTCCACCATGGCATCGAGCTGCGCCTGATTTGCTGGACGAGTCAGCACGTTCAGAACACCAGGCACGAACTCGCGGGCCAGCCGACGCCTCAATCGCTCATCAGCCTCGGCCTGGGTGATGCGCAGGCCTTCCACCACGTCTGGACCAGTGTCACCCCAGCTGATGGTCCAGACTTTGCCGTCAGCATCCCAATAAGCTTCCAGCCGGCAGCTCTCGAAATACCGCAGGATGGCCAGGCCGTCGGCGGACATGCCCGTCGGTGAAGCCTTCTGTGGCTCTGGCGTGGCCTGCTCTGCTTTCTGTGGCCGAAAAAAAAGGGCCAGAAGGCCCGAGATCACTTCGATCAGCTTGTTCACTTACTTCCCCCTTGCTAGATCTTGAATTTCGCCAATTACCTCGGCGATATCGGCTTTGCGCCGCTTGTCGAAAAAGTTAAAAGCCCAGCGCACAACGGCCCACCCAGGCAACCCACATGCGAATGCCAGGCCCAACATGGCCACCAAACCTACCGGGTTGTTCGCCCAGTGGTGCAGCTCGTAGTGCTGGATCACCGCGGCACCGCCTGAGATCGAGGCCACCACCGTGCTGATCACCCCCACAATCCATTCGGACTGCGTGCGCGGCCGCAGAATACACATCACCACCAGCGTGGCCAGGCCTGCCCCGATGGCGCCCATGCCTGCTATTCCTCCCATCGCCTTCCAGACGGCCAAACCAGCCGCCGATGTTCCCGTGCTTGTCGGTTCCAAGTCCTTCCCCTTGTGTAATACGGTCGGCATGGCTGTCTCCCGTGAAGCGCTGCAAAAGCAGCAGACGTAAAAAAAGCCGCTTAGGCGGCACATATTTTGTACAAACCGAACTCCATTCCCATGCGGGCCAAAACACCCAAATTAAATCCAGCAATCAAACAGGCGAAACCCCTGACTTGCAGGGATTTCTTATCTCACATCAAAAAGGCAGATATAAAAACAGCCCCAAAGCATTCAACCTAAATATTTTTCTTTCCCACATCTTCGGAATTATTAATAGCGTCCGTCCAAAGCCTTCCCATATATTCATTTAATGAATCGCTCATTTTGTAATGGAGGCCATGATACAGCCCCCCAGGCGCAAGCGTTATCTCTCCCAAAACAAACCCATCAGGAGTATCATAAATATCTATACTTGCGAAAGGCGTGGGCAATAAGCTTGATATTCTTTTTAGGAAAACCAACATTTCTTGCCAATTTTCCGGCCTTACAGGATTTTCTCGAACAGCAACATATTTAGGGTTGTTTTAATATCCTCTTCGCTCAATAATTCAAAATTCTTATCATACCAGACTGCAGTGCCCGGCCTAGTATTACGATCTATATTAAGAATTAATGCAATCTCCCCTTTAAAACCGTACGCTTTATAGTCCCTTGGTATTAATACAGGAAGACGGTCTTTAATCTTAGCTTCCAAAATTATTTTATTTCCTTTGTTTTTATTATTTTTAAAAAACTCAGCCTGGTATTCTATAATCTCCTTAAAACTAAAGCTTTTCCGTTTCATGGAATCATAAAACCCATCATCCTCACGCCTCAACACCATTACACCTTTAGTGCTAGATTCAAGCGTTGGCTTTAGCACAAACTCCATACAATCCGCATTTTTGAAAGTAATATCCTCCGGATCATTAAACACATCATAAACCGTGACTGTTGGAATATTATTTTCAGAACAGAAATCATAACATTTTAATTTGTCGTGCAAAAACCAAGGCACTCCATTCTCCTGCCCTTTAATCCTTAAACTCAAATAATCCTTCCACGTACTCATATATTTTTCCAATGCTTATAAAAATAAAATTTGATATTTAAATCGGAATTCAAAGAAAATTTAAAACCCAGATCACCCAAAAAATACATCCACGCCTGTAACAATGTCGCAATAATAAATATTAACATAACAAATGACTATACTTAGTCCCAATCCACTGAGCACTTATATTTCAGTGGAGCACAACAAATTGCCCAGTAATTTACGGCCCGCTCACAGAGTATCTAGACCGACAACGGGAGTCTGTGAGTGATCCTTGGCCAAGGCTACATCTAGGACGATATCAAGGGTTTGAGTTCAGCCGGGCTCAGAATCCGTGGATAGAAACTTACCCTCGAACAGACCTGAGCGTGATGCCAAAGTCGTAGCTTGGCCAAGTCAGAACTCGTCCGGCTTAAGCTAATTAAGCACTACGCATGTCGTACGACTGATAAAGTACCTTACAGTCCTGGGCGACACAATCAGCATGCCGATCAGAGCAGCCATCGCTGCCGACGCCCCGAACGCGATGCTCACCTTGACCGCTGCCCAACCCGCGCCAACTACGCTTGTTGGTTCTACTCTTTTCCCCTTGATGACGGTTGGCCTAGCTGTCTCCCGTGAAATACCGCAAAAGCAGCAGACGTAAAAAAACCGCCGAAGCGGTTTCCATATTTAGTAGACTGGGAACGGCCCCATAAGCTGCGTTATAACTGACGCGCCGGATACGATATCTATTTCCTTCACCACCATATTCCCCATCCTTGTCGGTCCGCAGACTGTGCGCAGGCCGCGGCCAGCAGCATTAGGCTGTTCACTCTCCCAAAGCAAACGGAAATCAAAACCATCATAGGTAGCGACAATAAACGACTTCCTCGCATACCCCTCCGCCCCAAACCCGAACACAGCAGGTTGGTTTAGCAGGTGTTTGGACTGCGTAATGGACTGGCAAAGGTGAGTCAGCATGGGCTCATCGCTGTATGCATAACCAATATTGATCGTATATTCACCAGTGGGGTATTTCCCTTGGCTGCGTTCGATTCGATGGACGCCATTTGGCGCTGAGTCTGTGCCAAAAAGAATACACTCAGGCATAGGCCAAATCCCTACCAGCTGATGATAGGAATTGGTGGGTGACGATGGTCTGCTATCTTTACCCCAGTTCGCTGCCTTCCATTGCCCTCCGAAGTTGTCAGAGTAGCAAGTTCCCCCAATAGAATTTATGCTGGCAACGGTAGTGTTATCCCCAAATGTGATCCATAGACGGTTCCACCACTTGTCGTATGCGATACCGTGACAATGAACGCCGCGACCCTGCAGCACACCATCATCATCCGGCGTTCCGTACCCGTTATCAACAACCCATTTATTCAAGTCGAAAATTGTTTTCCATGTCTTGCCGAAGTCAAGACTCAGATAAGCGAACCTTGCATTTTGACCATCCGGAACAATCTCGCCTGCATACTCCATCCCAGCCTTTCCGCCGTAGTCGATCATCGCAACCAAGTTACCATCATCGAAAATAGACCATGCTCCAGGCCACTTAATGAACTTGCTATGAGCATCAAGTGTTTTTGTAAATGTGACTGATCCACCCGAAGCAAAACCGGACGAAACCCAAGCCGAAGCTCCTGCGCTATTCGACGTGGTGACAAAAAGCTCCCCGTTCTCAAGCTGTCGGACAGAGTCAGTCTGACTTCCGGCGAATTGATGGAGAAGCTCCCACGTTTCCCCATCATCGAATGTTTGGTTAAGGTTGCTTGAGCCAACGTTGAAGCCGATCGTTCTGTCTAGCGTGTAGTAACTCGGTATTTGCTGCGTACTTTTTTCAACTTTGACCGGGACGAAGGTATGCATCGGCATTTCAGGGTTGTTGGTAGCTTCAACATCGCCAACGTACCTAATCCAGCGACCGTCTGTGTCTGGCGGTGGTATCTTGGAAGGGGCAGAAAGAGCAGTTTTTACGGATAGCGAGTTGTTTGGCTCTCCTTCCCAAGAGTATTCAATGTTGGATGTGCCAGCGGTGAATCCGTCAAAATAATCAAGCGCTGTTTGTCCAATATTCAACATTGGCTTTCGGAAAACAAGAACTGCTCCAGCTGGAATTATTTGTCCGGTGCCGTTATGAACAAGGATTCGAGCCGCCGATGTGTTATCAGCAAAGAAAACCCGACCCTCTTGCTTAACTACGACCTTACTGCCAGCTGGTACAAGAGTATTGCTCCCAAAGAACGTTTCAGATCCAGTGACAAGGATTCCCAGTCTGACATAAATGTCAGCAGCGGATTTATTCTCTACCTCAATAGAAGCAGACCAGACCTGATTTTTCTGTGCGGGTACGTTATGGGCGGTAGTTTGAGTAATAATCAATGCCCCAGCCGGCTTATCGCCAAGCATAGAAAGCTCATACTTCCCATCGCCAAATGCGATTGGCGTAATTCCAGCCCCTGACCAGCCATAACGCACAGAGCCGCCTACAGCGTTAAATCGCGGATTTTTGACTTGGTTTTTGTATGTGGCAGTTAAGTTGTGCGCATAGTAATAGTCATCATTGAACTTTACCGCCTCGTCTTCTTGATAAGTACGATCAGGGTCATATGCGCCTGTGTACTTGATTTGCTTTAAGCCCTGTGAGTTTCGAATGGCCTCAAGGGTTGGATATATTTTTTCAAGCGTTGCATTGGTGGCGTCAACTCGACGGTGAAGCCTGGATGCTTCACTAGAATTTTGCCCAATAACCAGAAAGTAATCGCCATCCTGAACCGCGTCTAAACCGGCTTGGATTGTCGGGTGAACAGTTGAATTGACGGTGGCAGCGTCGGCGGCGGCTTCTGCGCGCCCAGCCGCGTCCACAGCGTCCTGTACCAGCCCCGTTGGGTCCACAGCGGATTTGAGTGTTGGCCTGACAACCCCAAGCCTGTCTGCCCACGTACTCTCCTGACTATTTACCGCTGCATCTAAATTCTGGGAGTTGTCGTATAGATCCTTGGGGCTTGCACTCCCGATCGGGTTACCGGTTTTGTATGTCGTCATTTCAAACGCCCATAAAAAACCCGCCTAAGCGGGTTGATTAATGCTGGTGCCGGGGTTAATCCGGCGGATTGTTGTTGTCATCTGCGTACACACGCACGTCGTAATTTGCTGCTGTCACATCAGTAGCGTCTGTGCCTCGGGCCTGGATGTTCGTAATCAGAGCTGGCTTTATCCAATCAGCAGTCAAGCCGAAGTAGATATGTGGAAGCTCCTGTTTCAGACTGACCTCTGGCCAAGGCTGCGGAATGTCAGCAATGACCGAGAAGTCATCAGGCCCTGGCAACGCCACAAACGGACCAACAAACTTTCCCTCTGGTGTTCGATACCCCACGGAATGTGGCGCACCCGCAACCCAGCGCAAAGGCTCACTGATTTGCAGCAGCGCGCCACCAGTGGTGGCCCGGATATCGGTCAGCAGGCCCATCTGCGCATTGCCTGGCTCGTCATCAAACAACGGCACGTAAGACAGGTACTCACTGTTGAATGCGTCCATTTCTGTGCCGAAGCTGTACTCGCGATTTCTATAGGCCTGCTCCCGGCGCCGGCGCATACCGATTCGCCAAGCCCGGATCCGATCCGTAACGCCATCGAGCTTTAACTTTTCCAACTTGAACCCCTGATCACCTAGTAGCAGGCACTTCACCGTCATTGATGTCCAGGTCTCTGCATCGATGTACTCCACTTCCACACCATCTGGATCCATGGGTTTGCGTGGACTCACGCTTTCACGCAATGGCTTGGTCATGTTCAGCGGTGAGTAGCTTTGCTCGAACTGCGTACGCACATCATCGCGGACCGGTCTGATTAAGCCATGCGATACAGTCAACTCAGAGAACCCGGCCCTGAAAGCAAGTTTCAGGGCATCTTGAGCCGTCGTCAGGTCATACACATGATCAAGCGTTTCGCCCCTGGCCTTCCAAATTGCATCCAATCGCCGCAGCTCGTCGGCATCCAGATTCAAGTCTGAGTACCCGATCGAGCCGGTGATATAGCGCGCAAACGCAGAGATGTCCCGCGTCGGTTGTGGTGCTGACCAGGTGCCGTCGCTTTGCAGAACTGGCAGCATCCGCGTAGCCACCACGTTGATCTGGTTTTCCGACTGCGCACCCAGGCGTCCACCGACTCGCAGCTTGGTGGCCATGGTGGTCCAGCGCGGGTAGCTTGTTCGTGTCCGCAAACGGCTTTTTAGGCCATACCACTGGATGGTGTCTTTGACCTGCGTGGACGTGGCGCTGGCCCCTACACGGCGAACCCGCACAGCCGGCCGCATTTGCGGGACACTGATCGACTCGGTAATACCGATCTGATCCAGCGTCCAGTTTTCGTACCATTTGCTGATCGTCGTGCGTGGGCCGCCGTCAGCGTTCCGGTACTGAATTTCGATGCCCAGCCCTTGAGTGGTCACATCACCATTGTCTCGTATGTACCCCAGTCCGTTCGGAAAGAAGAAGTCGATTTCTATGCCAGTCGTGGTTTCTTTGCCAGGCGTGGCAACGAACTCGCTGCTCCACTCTCCATATACAGTGCCACCATTAAATATCACAGTTGCGCCGCTTGTCGTTACTGCCGGGAAACCGAGCCAGGTCGGGTCGCTCTGACCTGCTTGGGTTAACCGCCAAACAACAATGTGATCAGAGGAATACTGCTGAATAGACCAACGCGCCGGAGTTTTCCAAGAAAATGTAATGGCATAGCTTCCCGGCTCCAGAGCGTTGTACCAAGCCCCAGGTGTCTGTGGATTCTCCGGATCGGGAGGTGGGAATCGTAGTTCAATCCATCCAGTCCCTTGTGAATCGAGGTCGGAAGAGACAACAGTTAATTCCAGTGGTGAGCCGCCACCCACAGCCATGGTCACACTTTTACCGGCAAGTGGCATCAAATGCTTAAACTCGCCGTAAAAGCGGTTGCGCGTGTTCAGAATTACCCCCTCACGAGTGACGTTGTATGTCAGTGGAAGTGTGATATTTACTAAAGTCCCCGCTCCCCAGCCAGGAGGAAATTCACTCTCGGAAGAACGCCAGACATAGCTGCCACCAAACGAATAACTTGCTGGCTGCGTGTTCTCCCGGTTTGCCATCTCCGTGGACATCTCAAGACCTGCTGTGCCTGAAGATGTGCCGCCGACTGCCGGCACTGTGTGCCAGTGCTCATGTGTAGAAATGCCTGATAAGTCCATTCCTGGGCCGTAAATCACATATGCGCCATCCGCGCCCAAGGCAGAAAACGGCGTATCCCCTACTTTCACGTCTGCGTCATTGATCTGGTACTGACCAGGGCCAATACACGCATGGAACTCCAACCACTGCTCGCGCCAGTTAACGAAACGTCGGCGTGGCGGCGTCAGGTAATCAGGGAATCGACGGAAGCGGCCAGCAAGCTCCGGCACAACATCGCCCAGCTTTGGCTGATTGGCCTTTGCGGAAGTCGTCTCAAGACGCTGGCCCTGCTCCGGGGAACCGTAGTTCTGGCTCCCGCTTTTAGGCATCAGCCAGCCAAAGGCAAAGTTGAAGATGCTGCCAAGCAACTTGCCCAAGCCCGAGAACACGCCTCCATGCTGTATCAGGCGCATTTCCACGTCATCACCAGCATCCAGGTGACGATCGGCCCACTCCAGCATCGGCAACGACTGGCCGTTAACCGTGACATGAGATTTGGGCTGCTCGGCCAGCGTATACGCCAAACCTTTGGACGCAAAAAAACCGGCTAAAGTGCCGGTCCATTCGTGCGTCTCGCAGGGCTGCTCACACGTCCCACTAAGAAAGACTCTGATCGTCATAAAAAACAACCCGCGTGTAGCGAGCCTCAAATGCATTGATTTTGGTAAGCGTAGGGCCTGTTCCGGTGTCTGTCTCCAGCACCCAGAGTCTGCCGTCTGCCTCTACGATAAGCCCGACATGCACGCAGAGCCGTGCGCGCCAGCCGGTAACGATAGCACCAGGCCTGGGCTGCACTTCTTTAAAACCGCCCTGCTCCCGAACTTCACTGGCTGCCACGGTCAGGCCTGCTTTATCCTCCGGGTCCGTCTCCGAATAGCTTGGAAGCATGGCCCTGCCGAACAGCGAAGTTCTGGCCAACCTGACCAGCCCCCAGCAGTCCAGCTCCGGAACGGTGCGTCCAAACGGCTTGTATCGCGTACGCAGAAAGTCATCAATCGTCATAGCCACTGAATCCCCGGTGCTGTCTCTGCCGTGTAGCGCTCTCGCGGCCAGGCGGTATTGAGCAAGTCGTAGTAACTGGCCTCCGCCACAAACGTGCCGTTCTCAAATTGCCCACTCAGCACAGTCATGACATACGGCCGCTCTGCCGGTGCCGTAATGTCGCTGGCCAAGTACGTCCTGCTTGTCAGCGTCACCATCTCCCCGGATTCAAGCATGGCATCGACAATAGGCCGGATTCGATCGTTGGCCCCGGCAATGCCAAACCGCAAAGTCTGCTGCCCTGATGCGTTACGCGACGGCAGCGACAACTCAACGGCTGCCGCCTCAAACAACACAAGCTGGCCGTCCACTCCGAGCATCCGATCTTCATACCCCTGAACGATCCGAACCGGCGTCACGCCCGGCGCGGAAACCTCAAGCGTATAAAGCAGCATCGAATCGCTCGGAGCGCTGGCATACACAATTTCTAAAATACTCATGCTTCTGGCCACTCCCGATTAAGTGCAACATCGATGATGCTCGACCCAAGAACAAACTCGGGGAACTCGCCCCAACCGACCGGCATCAGAGGACGCTCCCATACCTCCAGCTCCGCAGAAAACTGCCAGCGATCCACGCCAAGCAGTACAGGCCCCCGGTACATGCTGGAAAAGCGGCACACCAGCACAGACATGCCCAGTGGCGTCAATCGCTTGATGTTGAACCACTCTGCCCCGTCTTTAATGGCGTCCCGAAACCAAGCCTCAAATAGCGCGGCTTCATTGGCCTTAAAGATCCAGGTAAAGGTCTGCATGCTTGGCACGGAGCTAAAACGACGGCGCTGTCGTGCCCGTCCATCAGCCATGGTCGTACGCTGGAACGGCTGAACATGGTTGGCTTGGTGGTCTGCCCGGAGTCCATTCGGGAGACCTGCAGGGAAATCAATGTTGGTTTCTATCATCGCCCCTGTCTCCGCACTCCATATGTGCCTTCAATAGCGCCAGCTATCTGCGTACCGCCTCTGATGCTGGCGACGCACACATTTAAGATATGCTCGTCGTTTAGTTGCTGCTGATCGACCTGCCCTGCACGTGAAGCATCCTCAATCAGGTTCAGCGTTATGCGCGGTGCGCCTTCGCCTCCTTTAGAGACAGACGCGTCCTTGTTGCTAACGACATGGCCACGGGTATTGGGCAACATAAACTGCTGGCCGTTTGCCGCATTGAACACCTCTGGCGCCCCGTTCTCATTGATGCGGTACATCTTGCCTGGCTGTGTGGGGCCGCCGTATTGGCGGCCACTATAGCTAGCGCCACTGATTGCCGACACTACCGACATAACTTGAGGCGTTGTTGCCGCAACTGCCCCAAGGTTTGCTGGAAACGGAGCAGAGTTCCATGCCTTCGAGATTGCACTGTAGGCATTGACCGTAGCGTCTGCGACAGCGAAAGCCTTGGAAGCCGCAAACATCGCTTTATAGATCCCTGACTGCTCACCTTGAGACTGCTTCATCACGCCAGCCAAAGCGCCAAACGCATCGCTCGCCGAAGCCAACATCACATGATTTTTCGCCTGCTCAATCTGAGCCATTCGGTCTGCATGCTGCTTAGCCGCCTCTTGCTCCAGCTCATCATAGGATCGCTTTGTCTCGATCTGCAGTTCACGAGCTTGGCGTAAACGCTCCAACTGATCGTCATACCGCTTCTGCTCGGCTTCAGCCTCGGCCTCATACCGGGCATATTGATCATCAAAGGCACCTCCCGAAAGCGGTGAGGTGTCCCCCATGATGTACTGGTCTGCATCCTTAGGCTTCTCGCCGAACTTACCTCGTTGGCGCTCAGCTTCCTCCACACTCCACAGGGCGCGAGCAAGGGCCTCAGCAGCCAACACTTCATCTTCTGTGGCGGCGGGATTAAGCGCCATTTTCGCTTTGGCTGCTGCCAGCTCCTCGCCTTTTAAGCCAGCCAGATACAACGACGTCGCCAAATCGTCGATCACCTTCTTATTTTGTTGGGCGGCTTTCTCGGCATCGGATAGTGATTTTTTCTTTTTCTTGATGGATTCATCTAGCTTGGTTGTCGCCGTAACCGCCTTCTCAGTTGACTCACTGTACTGTTCCATCCAGTCATTTATGCTCGAATCGATGGCGTTGTCAGTCACTCGTTTCAGAGTTCGTTCGTATGCGCCAGCCCCGATTGCGGCATTATCCCAGCCGGATTTAAGTGCATCCGTAAGATCTATGAGGCTTTCCACCTCCTGCGCCCCGAAGGTGACTTTTGAGAACCCCTCCAACCCAACAGCCTGTAAAGGCTTGTTCAGCATGTCAGCCAGGGCGTTAACCGTGTCAGCCGTATCTCTCTTTACGATGTTCCAAGCGTTTTTAAAGAGCGTGGGGATGTTATGGGCCAATGCATCCCAGAGTGAGCCGATTGCGCCAGCCGCACCCCTTGATGCGGCCACCATGCTATCCACCTCTTTGGCGGTGGTTAGCGCCATCTGCGTGAACGATCTTTCTGCTGTCCCAGCCATATCTGGGAAGTGCCTCTTGAAAACAGCAGAAAGCTCCTCAACGCCGTCCACGACAAGGCTAATTGTGCCTTTTATGCCCTCAATTTCCTGAGCCAGAGAATCTAAGTCGGCTTCATCGATGGCTTTTGAGACTCGCTCAATGCTATCAGCCAAGCTATTCGACATATTTGTCGCACCGCTTAGCTCACCAACAAAGCGGGTTACAGAGTTTCTTAGCTCTGTCCAGGCCTGCGCAGCGGTTTTGACGCGAGTGTCAAATTGTTCGTTTACCGAATCGCCTGCGGCTTTCAGGGCCTTAATAAGCTCTCCTGCCGTAATCTTCCCGTCTTGCCCCAACTGGCGAAGCTGACCGATGCTAACGCCTAGACCAGTTGCAATTGCCTGCGCCAATGCAGGCGTCTGCTCCATTACTGAGTTCAATTCTTCGCCGCGCAATGTGCCGGAAGCTAAACCCTGACCGAACTGCGTGAGGGCAGCACTAGCCGCCTCTGCTGAGGCACCAGAAATTGCCACCGCTTTTGCCACAACATCCGTCACTTCTGCAACGTCATTTAGGCTCAGCCCTAAACGGCTAGCGTTCTGAGCGAATCGCTGATAAACCTGAGCGACAGTATCAATCTCTTGGCTGGTTGACTGCGATATGTTGAAAACCGCCTCTGTGGCCTGCGCAAGCTCTTTTGTCCCGTCAGTCACCAAACGCAGACGGTTTTGAAGCTGTGTCCACGCGTCGGCAGTGGCGATAATATCTTGTGCCAGCTTCACCAGCGCAGCCCCAGACAAGACCGGCAGAAGCCCTCTCAATGCCTGGGAAGCGGCTGAACTCGAGCGGCCCAAACCTTGCACGGCACCAGCCACTTTAGTCAGCCTCATTTCAGTCTGACGAGCTGACTTATCTGTTTTATTAAATCCTACACCTAGGGAATCGAGGCCTTTCAATACGGAGCCGAGCTCACCTATTAACTTCGCGGTTTCTGCCTCAACTGTGTAATAGATAGCTCCGACATTTTCGGACATTTCGATCTTCCATAAAAAAAGCCACCCGAAGGTGGCTAGTGCCAATTAACTGACGCAACTACATGGCTAGGCTCTCAAGCGCCCATTTTCCTGACTGACGATCGTATCGGACATTCGCCGAATACGTCGCCCTTAACATCGCGCCGAATGAATTCTGCGAATCCACATACCCAAGCACGGTAAACTTGCACTCGCCTAACTTAGTTACCTTGACATCAGAGAACGGCGGGAATTTCGCGGTAGCTGGAGCAACCAGCTTGGTCTTCACAAAATCCTGAGACATAACATAGGCCATTATCGTGTCACTACACCTAGACCTCTCTTGATCTCGCCTTTCATCAATAGCAGCCACATATCGGTCTGCTGCCGTCTCTTTCTCGCGCGGATCACCTATCCAAATAGTGCCAGCGACTAAAGAGAAAACAACCAGTGCAATTCCAATTAGAAATTGATGCTGTGGCTTAAACTTTGACGCGAACTTTGGAAATATTCGTGGCAGCAAAAGTACACCACAAACCAAGGTAATCAAGCCCCCAGGCCCTGTATTCGTGGCCATAGACGCCAGCCCGACCACAATCAGAGCAAGCCCGACCAAAGCACCTACCAATTGCCCTAAGCTGGAAACCAATCTACTCATCACCTATCTCCCTATATGCATGAGGAGATAATACCCAACGCCGAAAGCCCATACCAGGCAGAGTTAGCGCACCCCTTGATTATAAGTATCCATTCGGATACAATCCATCTCATGAACACGATCAACCGCACCGAAACATTCAGCACTTGGCTAGCAGGGTTGAAAGACCTCAAGGCCAGGGCGAAGATCGTGGTTCGCATCAAACAAGCCGGTCAAGGGAATTTCGGCGACGTAAAGCCGATTAGCGATGGCGTCTGGGAGATGCGTGTCCACTTCGGCCCAGGCTATCGCCTCTACTATGCCCGTGAAGGCCGTGTGGTGTATCTCTTGCTCAGCGGCGGCGACAAATCCACCCAAAAGCAAGACATCAAGACCGCCGTCGCAATGTGGAAACAAATCCAGGAGGATCAGTCATGACCACCATCAAAATAGCCCCCTTCGACGCTGCCGAATACCTTGACAGCGAAGAGGCCATCGCCGAATACCTATCCGCTGCGTTGGAAGAAGACGATCCCGCCCTCTTCCTGTCTGCACTTGCTGATGTAGTTAAAGCCAGAGGCATGACCAAAATGGCGAAAGACGCTGGCGTTGGTCGGGAGAGCCTATACAAAGCCCTCGCCCCTGGTGCAAAGCCTCGATATGACACGGTGCTGAAACTAGCTCGTGCTGCCGGGGTCAAGCTTACGGTGGAACCCCTTCACGCCTGACATTCGCTATCCCCGGGCCGCCAGCACGCGGTCATGCCAATCCAGCGCCTCTTCCATTTCTGCCTTGCTCGGTGCGCGCGCGCCGGGCGCATCGCTTTCCTGCGGCGGGAACTTCGCACGCAGCGCCCCCACTAACCCGGTCATGGTCATCTGCCAGGCTTCCCGTTCAGAAACCCCAAGATGCGCCATAGCCATAGCGACATGAGAACGAGCATCAAACTCCTGCACATACTCCGGCTCTTGATCGGCCGGCCGGGGCAGTTCTGGCAACGAACCAGTAACGCCGTGCTTAAGCAGGCAGCGCGCCAGCACCACAACGGCATCCGGCCCCACCAGCCCTGGCTCGTAGGTAAGCTTTTCACCCTCGGCCGACACACAGCCAAACAGGTCAGACAAATCCTCATCTGAGCAAGCCAAAACAACCGCCAGCGCATCCACCAAACTTGGGGCCTCACCCATCACTGCGGCGAACAGCTCCACAATCTCCCGTGGCTCACCGAGTTGCGACATCGCGTAGAGCGACGGGCGCAGGAGATGCACCCGCTCGCCTACGTGGACGCCGACCTCACCGACATCCGTAAGGATCATCATGCAGTCACCGTAACGGCGCACTCTCCCTTCTTGGCGGAGTCAGCCGTGCTGGTTGCTGTGATCGTTGCGGTACCGGCGGCTACGGCGGTGACCATCCCGGTCTGGGAGACAGTTGCTGTGTCGGTATCCGAGGACGACCAAATAACACCTTGGGCCGCACCGGTGGGCGTGATCGCAGCGGCCAGTTGACGGGTTGCGCCTTCGGCAATGCTGGCAGTGGCTGGGGTAACCACCACCGTATCCACGGCTGGAGCGTCAGGATCTGGCGTATCTTCCACCATCAAGCCGAAGTCACTGGCCGTCGCACTGGCCTCAAACGAATAGGTAGCCACATCGTCATAAGGCGCAGAGCGCGACATGTTTGTCACAATCGAGAAGAAGGTAAACGTCAGGTCTGGGAATGTCAGGCGAATCCAGGCCACTGGCTCACCGCCCGTCGCTTCTGGTTTGATGACGTGCTTGGTCAGCGCGATCAAGGCAGCGGCGCCAGTGCCGGCAACCTTCAGGACACCATCACCGGATACGCTCAGGGTCTGGAACGTGGCGAGGTTCTCGCGCAGTGCGCCAATGGAGTCATCGGCCGTCGCATCGGTGGTTTCCCACTCAATGGTCAGCTCTTTAGCGCGCATGGCGCCCAGGCGTTTCCAGTCTGCTGCGGCGGGCATCTGGTCGCCACAACCAATGGCATATTCCAAAATGGCCACACGGCCAACAAATTTCTGATTCTTGCAGGTAGCCATCAGGCCCTCCTAAATAATGATCTCAAAATCAACCTGAGCCCACGCCCGGTTTTCTGTGGTGAACCCCGGGCCTACTGGCTCGGTAATTGCTCGGATACTGGCGGCCCCGCATGGCACGGCATCGCCCATAGCCGTCTGAAGCAGCGCATCGATGTCTTCCATGACTTTCTGCGCGTCGCTGCGCTCATTGCGCTTTCCCAGCAGCACCACGCGAAATCGTGGATAGCGGGTTTCAACAACGGGTCCAGCTCCGCCTGTTTGCTGGACGATGCAGTAGCGGCTGGCGGCATCCTCGGGTCTGGATGATTCCACCCATGAGAACATTGCCAAGTAATCTGCTGGCAGAGCCGCCACTACCCAGTTACGAACGTCGATCAAAAGCACGGTATGCGTTCCTTAAAATGCGCGGCACGTCAGCGGCGATCTGGTCGAAGCCAGCCGTCAAGAAGTGAGGTTCGCCGTTCGGGTCCCAGTACTGGCCCCGGTTTCCGGGACGGTCTTGGCCTTTAAGCACGCCAGGTGCTGAATGGACAGCAGCGGCATACTCGGCGCTGTAGCCGTTTCGGCCTGTCACCTTGTTACCATCGGCTTTGATTTCCACGAAATGGCTGTTGATCAACGTGCTGGTATCTACCGGCGTCATCGTGGCGGCAGCCGCGCCCCCTTGGGAAAGGACCGCGTACACGGCAGCCTCCGTCCTGCGCCCTTGGATCTCGGCCTGGAGCTTGCGCATGTTGTTCTTAACCTGCTTGATTCCCCGGACTGCCATCATGTCACCAGAAGAAAATCTGGCTCTTCATCGAAAAAGGACATATCCCAGCCGGTCACGGCCCGGATTTCCTGCCATTCAGTCGAGCCATTGAGTTGAATCAGGTCCAGAAAGCGCGGTCTCCTGTCCTCGGTGTAGATCTGATTGCGAGTCACAAACTCCGCACCCAGCGAATCACGCATCTGCTCCGACTTGGCCGCCCAGGTGCAGGCGATCTCGTATGGCTCACCGTATTTGCTGCCGCCCCACTCGTCCGTGCCGATGTAGGGCTTCACGGTGGCAGTGTTGGTATAGCTCCAGTTAGCTGTTTCGCTCATCAACGCCCCCCAGAATGACAGCCGCCCTTGGCAATCCACAAACCGCCATAGGCCTGAACAGTCGGATCAGGCGGAATCAGTCCGGTGGTGCAGCCATGTTTGTCCAGTCCACGCAGCAGCCCAAGCATCCCGCGCCACCGGTCGGCAAAGCCTTGATAGCGGAAGGAGCGGGACGCGCCGCTCGGTGCAGTTTGGCTGCTGATGTACTTATCACCCTGCCCGTAAGCCATGAGAGCCAACAGATAGGACTGAATCAGCAGCGCTACCGCTGGCGTGTAATGCTCGTCCAAGCACCCCTGGATGCTATTCACCAGTTCAATCCAGGCGGCCAAGATGAAATCAGGGACTTTGCTGATCCCTTGACTGGCCAGATATTGCTGGGCTTGTTCAGCGGTGATCATGTAGCCCCCAAAAAAGAGAACCCGGCGCTTGGCCGGGTCAGTTGAGTGTTAAGGATGGCTGAATTTCATGCTCCAGCCGCTCGCGCCGCTTTTGCAGCTCGGGGATGGCTCGTTTTCGCTCAAGCATCAAGCGGGAGCCGAAGGAGGCTCGGACTTGCGTAGATACCTCTTCTGCAATCAGCGCTTGAAGCTGCCGATAGGCTCCCATAGCATTGGTCTGCGCCTGATCGTATGCGCGAATTACTTTCAAGCAGAACGCAGGGCTGATCCACATTGCGTAGGCGTAAACAAGCTCCTTACACACATACGTGCCGCGCAATGGGCCGCCATTAACGACGTGAAATGCACTGCGCTGATCTGCGCACTGAATTTCCTTGGCAAGCAACTTGGTGGCGTCCAGCCGCATAAACTGCCCAGGCCGGTGCTTAGGGCTGCCACCGGATGCACGGTGCAGATCGTTCAAGCTATACCGGCCGTCTCCATCCTGCTGAATAACTGTATCGATGATTGTCAGCGAACTCATTTCGTTCTCCGAAAAGAAAAGGGCCGCCCGCAATGGGCAGCCCCGGACTTTTCAAAGCTCTTCCACCCTCTCAGGCTCGGCATCTACCGATTTAAGGTTGCTTGGAAGCGTCTGCCCGAATGATCGGACATAAAAAAACCGCCTGGATGGCGGTTACTTGGCTTTCGTCTGCTTACTGCCCGCATCTGGCGTTGCTGGGGTCAGTTCCCCGGCCTTCTGCTGTGCTTCTTGCTTGATGTGCTCAGCTTCGGCGGTTGCTTCACTGATGATGCGATCAGCCTCGGCCTGAGCCTCCTGATGAGCCTCGGCGACACGTTGCGCGAGCTCAGCTTGGGCTTGTTCGCGCATCGCATCGATTTCCGCCTGGGCCTGCTTCAGTAGATCGCCGGCCTCATCGGAGACAGGAGCAGCTTTAGTCAACGGGATGACGTTGGCCTTGAGAGATGGGTGCACCTTCTCCATCTCCACCACCTGGCCAACAGTTACCCCGTGCCAAGCACGAACGACTTGATATTTCGCCATTCCAGTCTCCTTAATCCAGATCAGCGCCGTACAGCACGCCGGACTTGCCGTCGCCGTCACGCTTGATCTGCAAGCCCATGGCCGACATGATCTGGAAGTTGTGGTTGTCCTGCGGGCGCAGGCGCAACAGCGGCACGGTGCCGACGGCCATGCCGACCAGAGGGGAAACAACGTCTTGGCGGCGCTGGTAGGCGATGAACTCATTGCCCTTCAGAGCAAACGTCTGACGGATCGAGCGGGCGGGGATGAAGCTTTTGACGGCATCCAGAATGGAGCCAGCAACTGTACCGCCACCAGTACCCAGCTGAATCAGGTACGGCTGAGACAGGTTCCCCCAGATCTCAGGCGATACCCACAACACATCGTAGGCCTCAACCTTGTTGTTGCGCGCTGCTTGAGCAAATGCGCCCTTGGTGAAGAACTCGATGATCTGCTGTGGCGTGGCCGTAGTCAGGTCGATATTCGCGCCACCGGCACCGCTGCCCAGGTTCAGCTTGACCGTATTGCGGTGGTTCTTCAGACCTTGGCCGGGCTTACCATCCACACGGATTCGCTCGGATCCGCTCAGCACATAGCTGACAATGCTCTTGTAGAACTTGCGCAACTTGGCGGCCTGAGAGTCCAGCACCAGATCAATGCCAACGGTACGCAGGCCAGCATCGTGGCGCCAGTTCACGCCGTAACCCGCCGTGAAGATTGGCACCGGGTCGCCATCATTGTCGTATTCGGTGTGATCGAACGAGTACGGCGCCTGGCCGTCAATGCTGATCGACACGTCATCCGCGATATCGCCAGCGATGTTGTACGACTTCACGGTCTTGCCGATGTCCAACACGGTCTGCACGGCCAGCAGGTCATTGACAATTTCCATGCCGGTTTCTTGGTCACGGTAGGAGACGATCTGATTGTCCACTTCCTGCCAGAACTCACGGCCCAGACCTGCAAGCGCGTTGGCCTGCAGCATTTCCGGCGTCATCACGGCGCGGTTTGCCGCCAACAAGGCCGCGTCTTGGTTGTTCCAGATGTTGCGATTAGCCTGCAACGCCTGGAGGTGCCCCATCAATCGAGGGTGAGCGGCAATAGCCGATTGGGTAAAAAACATGTGTTTCTCCTGTTAGGGCTCAGTGGTGGCAGCAGCTACGGTGCCGACACGCATGCGCACGCGGATGAAGTCAGCGGCGGTCAGCGTCACTTCGTCTTGGCTGTAGCCAATCACGGTGTCGGTGTCGTCAGTAGCCAAAGCGCCTTGGCCATTCGCACCGATCTTGATAGGCGAGTCCTTTTTGTAGGCACCAGCAGGACACAGGACAGCCAGTTCGCGGCCTTCTTCGACGTAATCGCCCACGGCGGAATCACCAGCGGGGACTGCATCGCGAATGTTCAGGCCTTGGTGATAGGCGGAGTTGATGACGTAAACGCGACCGACGACGGCAGCGGCCTGGGCGAACTTGTCATCAGCATCAATGACAACGAACGTGCCAGGCAGCAGCGCAGCGGCGGCAACACGGGTTTCAGTGATGGACTTGCCATCGATATTCACACGGCGGTATCGGCTCATGTCTTACTCCTTGGGCAGCGCAGTGACATCAGCGGTCAGTGCGTTGCTGTTGGTTTCGATATGACCGGCACCCAGCGGTGCAGCGGTGCCCAGGGACTTGTGCATGGCGTCCAGAGCTTCACCGGACAACGCGTTGGCCACAATGTCACCGTGCACAGCAGCCACGGCTTTGCGCTTGTCGGCTTCTTCGGCCTTGGCGTTTGCGGTCAGCGTGTCGGACAACGCCTGATGATTGGCCTGCAGTGCCGTCACGGCATCGGAAACCGGCTTGATGGCGTCGGCCACGGCTTGGCCAATATTGGCAGTTACGGCTTTACTGATATCGCTGGTCAGCTCGGCCTTTTCTTCGGGAGTCAGAGGCATTTCGCCCTCCTTGTTGTTGACTGCAGGCCGGGCCTGCGGGGTAAAAATCTTCTGTGCGCCCTTTTTGATGCTGTTGGCGACTACTGCCACCCAGGACTCTTGGCGCACGACAGCCGCGCCGGTGTCGTCAAAGACGATCTTCCCGGCCTCGGTCTTGTATCCGTAAACCTCAGCAGATCCGCCGTTGCGCACGATGATGGCTTGGCTGTCCGTGAAGTCGGCAACCCAGGCATATTCGTCAGTGCCTTGAGCGAATCGCTCTTTGGCGGCTCGGTCCAGGCGTTGCTCGCGCTCCCGGAAGGACTCGCCCACCAACGCGCCAGAATTGGCCTGCAAGGGCTTGGCTTGGTCCGCATTGACCATGAGACCAACGCCCTGCTCCGGCGTGGCCGCCCCCACCTCATCCATCAAGATGGCGTCATGGTCCATGCTCTTGATCTTGGCAACCCAGTCCGCGCCGGCCGCTTTCTGTTCTTCATTCGCCTCCAGGCGATCCAGAAACACTGCCACGCTGGTGTGGATCGGCGGCACATCATCGCCACGCTCCAGAGCTTCCACGCGCTCAAGCAAGGCTCGGCCTTCCTCGGTGCGCTGCGCAACCTCTACATCCACCCACTTCTCCAAGTAGATGCGGTTGCCGGATTTCTTCACGTTTCGGTTGAATGCGCCCACATGGCCAACGTTGATGCCCTCTGGGCTAAACGCCGACACGAACTGACCATCCACTTGCGGATGGCCCAGCGGTGCTAGTGTTCCTTCCAGCCCCTGATAGTGGGCGTCGATCTCGCTGGCCGGGTACAAGCCGCCGTTCATAACCACGTTGGCAGGCAGCGTGTAGCTGGGCAGAACCCAATGCTCACGGTTGTTATGCGTCACTTTGCGGATCTGCTGGCTGTTGACCTGCGTGGTCACGTTGACCTGCATCGGCCCGCTATTCTGTGTCTGACCAGGCATAACCTCGTTTCTCCATATTGGTTTTTGCTTGCTGTGCACGTTGAATGATCGAAGGCACAACCGGTTTCCCCTCGTCATCGACCATCACGCTCACTGTCGTGCACTTGCAATTGACTGAGTTACCGTCCTGGCTCCACCAGTCCTGCACCTGGTCCCGAGTGAATAGCTTCCCGTGCCGGGCTGCGTGGGTGGCCCGCGTTGTTGGGCTCAACGCAGACAGATGAAGCTCTTTTGTTTGTAGGCCATAGTCCTGCTCAGCATCGCCGGCCTCGTCCCACTTGGCACGCCGTAGCGCCGTGGTGATTTCAGTGCGTGCAATCCGGTGTGCCCGTCGCGTCTCGATGCCAGCCTGGGCGGTTAGGTTCTTTGCCACCTCTCGGGGATTCAAGCCGCGCCCTATCCCCTCAGTCAGCACCCGAGTCATGTTCGACTTCACGTCACCGACGACACCCTTCATTTCCTCGGCCACTCGAGCACTGAGCAATGCCATGCGACGGCGATGCGGCTCACTGCGCAGAATCTCCTGCAATGAGATGCGCCCGCCCCTGTACGCTGCGGACTGCTGAGACAGATTTGCGAATACCTGGGCCGTACCACGTGTAGCAGCTACCTCGACGTACCGCTCAAAGAGCCAGATATTCTCGTCGCCCCCTTCCAGAAGGATCTCAGCAACGATGGCATCCAGCCTGGCCAGTAAGGTGCGCAACAGATACGTATCCAGCCGGAACTGGTAGCGCCGGTTAACCACTGGCTCAGCTGGTATTTCATCCAGCGCAGCGCGGTAAGCCTTGGCTACCTTTTTGATGCGCACATTGAAATCACGCATTGCGCGTCGTTCCAGCGTGTCCACGCCAGTCGGGTCCCGCAGGTCACGGGGTAGGATCGGGGGTTTCGGTTTCGTCGCCATCCTCGTCCTTATCATCGCCTTCATCTAACGGCTCGCTGTCTTTGGGGTCAAAGCCACCAGCAACCCGTATCTCGTCGTTGCTGAACACTTCCTCACCCGTCGCCAAAGCGGTCTGGTTAATGGTGCTCATTTTGGCGGCGTTATCAAGCCGCTCCGCAAAGGTCTGCTCGGTGAGGTCATCCCACATCACTGTCTTTTCGCCGGTCGAATCCAGCACACCGATGCGCACCAAGTGATCAACCAAATCCTCAATCTCGAAAGCCAGATCCATGCGACGCGACTGGCAACGCGAGTAGAAAAATTTCAAATCCTCGGTGCTGGCCCGCTCCCCCTGTTGATTGCCCACCAGTACGCGGCTTGGAATATCCAGGCCAGCGGAGATGGTCTGCAGGTTGATGTTGTAGGTTGGCCCTGGGTCTGGGACCGCTGAGACCAACGGGGTTACCGTCGCTCCCTGCGTCGGCAGCAGCACATCGTTGCCCCGGTTAACCTCTTTCGCGACCTCGTTGAAGCGCTCCTGCAAATCATTGACAGACACGCCGTACATCGAGGCAAGATTATTGAAGTCGATCTCTTTGTCGAAATTGACGTTGAGCTGGCGGGCTGCATTCTTTAAGAACGACTCACCCGAACCGCCCTCCACCTTTTCCAGTGAAACGAAGTTGTTATAGACAGGCTCAAGAAAACCGATGGCGTCACCGGAGTAGTCACCCAGGATAAACACACGGTCAGGGTGAATCTTGATGTTTCGCCCAGGCTGCCCGTTTGTGCTCTGCTCTACATAGCTCCAGAACTTGGGCTTGCCGTAATTCTCTGATGACAGATCGGTATCCCACTCTGATACCCGTAGCGTTGCGGCCCACACCGGCACCACATCGACAAGGGCCTTGGAGCCGCCCTTGACTGGTTCATGCCATTTGCCGCTGTCCTTGACTCGCAAAACAAGACCCGAGTACCGGCCCACCAAGCGCCGGGCATCAGCCTCACGAAAGCGACGCCACAACCGGGCCGTTAAAACTCGCTTCGCTTTCGTTTCCCAGCCCGTCTCTTTGCGGGACTCATCCTCTTCGTCACCTTCGATCACCCAAGGATTTGTTTTCCAGCAAGTCCCTGCTAGCTTCTCTACCGCGCCGCTGGCCAAGCCATTTCGACGATAGAGCTTGTAGAAGTCGTGGAAGTCCAGGTTCTGCTTAAAGCCGTACTCACACCAGGCAGCAACCCGCTTATCGTCCAGTCCCATGCCCAAAGGATTGAGCAGGTTCATGCGGGCACGCGCCAACGCGGCGTCATGCATAGCATGATTCACCGCCAGTTGTAGATTGCTTACCGTCATGTCGTAATCCGCTTAAGTATTCCGTTCATGCCTTCGCTGAAATAGCCCAGGCGCTCCGGATGGTCGACCAGTTCAACACTGGACATCTCAGGATCACGCCACAAGCGCTTTTCATGCACAGGCGACCGATCAGCCGCCAATTGCCGCGCACAGGACATGCAGCGTGCACGGATAACCAGCGAAACGCTGCCGTCTCGCGCTGAAACATTAAAAATTGCCATTTATCTGCCTTGAAGTAGGCGCTTTGGAATCATCAGGCCCATGGCTTGTGTGCCGCCCAGCTCAGTCAGCGCCCAGACCATGGCGTCAAGCCGGTCAGGCGATTTCTTGGCCGTTGCTGGCACATATTCCATAAGTTGGTTTTCTAGCAGGTACAGAGCACCTTTATGCGCCACCCGGCCCTGCTCGTAGAGTGCTGAGATAGGCTCAGCTCGGGCGAACTTGCCCTTGCTGGCATGGACGCGGACGATGCGGCCCTTAAATCCTGCATTACGCAGCGTGGACTCAGCCATATCGCCGCCCTGGTTCGTCTCGATGACGATAGCGTCGGCATTGTGCTGCTCGTAAGCACCGATAGCCTTCTGAGCCCAACCATTCGGGCTGTACTTGCCGCTGTAGTCACCATCTACCGAATACTGGCGGTTGTCGCCTGCCCCGTAGGAGCTGGCCGCCACAATGCCGGTCTCGTCGCTTTCGTCACTCGCAGTCGTGGCCGGGTCAACCGCCACCACCGTGCGCACAAGCTCATGCCTGATCTGCAGAGCATGGGCTGCTGTAATCAGCGCTTCAGTCCACAGCGCCCCCTCAGCATTGAATCGCCGTGGGCGCTGCATATACTGCGCCTCTGCCGTTCGCCGGTGAGAAAACAGCGCCGTCCGGTGTGCTTCGTTGTGTTTGAAGGGCCAGAGCCAGCCGTCAGGCAGGCCATGATCAATCGGTATACCGTGTGTGTTTTCTTCCGGGTACGGCAGGCTGTTGTCAATGATCACCGGCAGATTCAGGTGATGCCATTTCTCCCCGGACCCGCCACGCAGCAAGTAGCCGCTCAGGTCCTGGTAGTGAATCCGCTGCATGATCACAATCATCGGCGTGGTTTCAATCGCCAGTCGGGATTTGATCGTTTCGTTGAATCGGTCGTTAATGCCGCCGCGCACCGTATCGCTGTATGCATCATCAGGCTTGACCGGATCATCAATGATCAACGCCCCCTGCCAGCCTGGCTCCATGTGCCCGGCTCGAAAGCCAGTGACCTGACCGGCAGCGGACGACGCATATACGCCACCGCCATGCTCAGTCCACCACATAGCCTTGCTGTCCGCGTCGTCGCGCAGCATCATGGGCCACATGCTTTGATAAGCCTGAGACTTAACAATGCCCCGCGCCGTACTTGAGTTCAGTAGCGCCAGATTGTGCGAGTAAGACAGGTGCATGAACCGGGCGCGATTGTTCAGCGCCAGGCCGCGCCCGATCATATTGATCGTGGCCAGCTCAGTCTTTGTATATCCGGGCGGCACATTGATAATCAGGCGTGTAATCTCACCAGCCACCACACGATCAAGCGTTTGCTGGATCACCTTATGGTGCGGGGCCACGATCATCTTTCCACCGGTGCGCTGCTTGAAGAAGTACCGGGCAAAGAATAGCCCCTCATCCAGACAGCGAACCTTTGCTACTTGGCGCAGAACATCAGGCTCAACATCAGTACTCATCTTCAAGTGCTGAGACGGCGGCAGCGACTGATTTTTCATCGACCACCACCGTTCTATGTTCCATGGGCTTTCCGCCTGGCCCGCTCAGCTCCCGCTTGTTGGTGAACATGCCGCCCATTTCCTTGGCAGCCTGCTCCATCAAGGAAGCAGCCAGGACGATATTCTTACGACGCATCGCCTCGTTCGCCATCCGGTGAAGCTGGCGCAAGCGGAAAGCCTGGTCAGCAATCGGGATCTCTGCCACTTCCTTACGGAACCGCTCCCGCGTGTCGTGGAACAGGTCGCTCCACTTCTTCGATAACTGGCGGCCAGATACCTTCGTCGGGTCGTACTGTCCCACCTGGTTACGCGGAACATCGATACCAAATTCTTCCTTGACCGCCTCTGCAACTTGAGTAGGCGTGTCGTAGCACGCAAGCGCTTGCACAATGAAGCGCTGCGCGGCCTCACTGAGCTTTGCCATAATGTGAAATCCGTCTAGCTTGTGTCTATGTTAGGCAGCGACCTTTAAACAGGTGCCGCATGCATGTGCGATGTTGGCCCTTGCCACTGATGGGCCTGCCTTGGCTGCATCAATCAGCCGCTGCACATCTTGTGATGCGCCGTAGCGCTGAACCACCCCAATAAACTCTTCCACGTCATGACCGACCATGCAGAGCTTGGGGAATCCTTCTTTATCAAACTTGGGTGAGCCGAACTCATCCATCTGTTGGCCAATGTGCATCAGCTCATGCTCTACCAGTGCGCAGAACTCGATGTCGCTGCACTGGGAGCAGTAATCGGCTGCCAGGGTAATGATGAATTGCGGCACGTAGCCGAACCATTCACGCATCTGTTGCTCTTGGCGGGCTTTCTGCCATCCGCCTGCGCGGAACATAACCTGTTCACATTGACCCAAGACCGTACGCCCTTGCTTTGAGAAAGCGGTCGATGCCCACAAAAAGCACAGATCTGCGTCAACCAGGTGGGAGTGGTCGGGATTATGGATAGGCCCTTCATCGGCCAGGATGTTTCGCTGCACCCATTCGCCGATCTCGGGCGCGGGCCGAAGCGTAAGAAATAGCTGTGCGTCCTCACCAACCAAATCAGCAGGCGGGCAGGGTCTCGCTGGCAGTGCCATTTCTTTCATCCATAAAAAAACCGCCCCTACTTTATTAGGCGGCATATATATCCACCTCTATTAGATGGATGCTAAGGAGAGTGATACTTTTCGAAGCGCCACCACCCAACGAAGAATGACTATGGCTTATTACGCAATTGCTCATATCCGAGAGAAAGGCCAGCACATAATTATCGTCCCTCTTGAGAGCTCTTTCGGTGCGAAGTCGAGCGTGGACCAACAGGCGATGCTTCACTCCCTGCAGGTCTGCGCTCAAACTGCAGGCCTGCAAGGCACTGTAGTTCCCGTCTGGAGAGCCGGAGGCCGGGTACAGGCCTTGGCCCCCACTGAATGGCAAGCTTTCTTCAAAAAAATATCATGGAGTTTTATCGCCCAATGCCTCAACAAGGTATTGACTTGTGACTAATTCCTTAAGGGCCAGATAATTTTCAGCAGCTACAAATCATTTCTTTCTTCAAAAGAAAAACCCGCCGATCTTCCGATGGGCGGGCCTGTTCAAATCTTACGGGCGCAACTGTACAGGCCTATTGTCGCAACTAACGTCGCAGTTTGCATTAACTCCATGTCGCAGACTGCGACACCAAGAGTAATAGGCGGACGTTGGGCCTTCCTTCGTTTGCTCCACCTGGCCAGAAGCGCAAAGACTACGAAGCACGCGCTCCACCCCCTTGCGGACGGCATGCCGACCAGCATCCGACACAGGCATTGCTCTTGTGACATGCCGCACAATCTGAGCCATCCTGAACTCTCGGCCCGGATACGCTGCCAGCAGATCAATAACCTCCGACGCATACTTCACTGCAACACCTCCTTTTCTACCTTGGCCCTGAATCCTTCCAGGTGCCGTTTGTAATCTTCGTCCCGCAAGATGGCTCCGGTGATCTGGTGAATCCACCGGCGAGCTACCACCAAGCGCTCAGATGCTGATAGGTTGCCAAAGTGCGAGTTCTTACGGGTGTACTCGGCCTGCACCACCATGGCCTGATAGCGCGGCAAGCGCTGGTACAGGGCATCCACTGCCTGGGCGTGGTCTTGGTTGATTGGGCGGTAATCGTCCTCCCAGGGCACATACCGCTCCATGTTTCCGACCGTCTCGCCCGACCAGCACCAGCGGGCCCAGTTCCAGATCAAATCATCGCCGGTCAGTTTTTGCATGGCTGCCCTCCCCAAATAGAGCCCTCAGTCCTTCCCGCGCCCGCTCCCTTTTCGCCTCGGGCTGCCGCTCCTGGTGCTCTTTCCGCTTCCGGCGCACGAAATCAACATGCTTGGACGGGTCTTGGTACATCCAGCTTGGGTATGACATATCAGACCTCCCTCACTGAAATGCCATGGACCTGGAGCATGAGCTTGCGCTTTACGATGTAGTCCCGCGTACGCATACCTTTGGCGTCCTCAATTACGGTCTGGCCGGTTCGAGTGTCCGTGTACCGGAAGTCGGCCACGTACTCACACGCTCTTTCGGGCCTTCCATCGTCACGGCGCTGCTTGGGGATCAGTTCGAAACGGGGCTGCAGCTCTAGGTCGGTGATCGTCCCTGTACGCTCCAACAGTTTGAGCACTCCGTATCGGGCGGCTTCCCTCTTTGAATCGAAAGTGTGGCCATCGATGACCGTCTTGCGGTTTCCGTACTTGCGCTTCATGCGGCCTCCGACAATGCAGCACGGGCCATGGCAAGAACAGCCGGAGAGCGTCCTTTCTGGTTGTCCAGAATCTTCCGAGCCCAGCCTTTGGAGTCCTTCCGGGGCTTCTGTGATTGCGCAGCAATGGCTTCGATCTTCTTCTGGGCCTCTGCATTGCATGTCACATCAGCACCAGGCGCGGGCAACGCCAAGCTCGGCGCTGGTACGGCGTCCCATGCGCCTTTGGCGAAGCTGTCGCGCAGAATCCTCTCCCATCGAGCACGGACCACAGAAAAGCTCAGGCTCAGCAGGTCATGAGCGCCAATCTTCACAGCTGCCCAGTACACAGCGGGATGCGACCATTCGCCCATCTCACCGCGCTTACGGTCTTGCATGCCAAGCACAGCCTCTGCATGGGCAGTTACTGGGTCCAAAGCGGGACGGCACAACATCATGAACTCAGGCAGGTTCGGCACGTAGCGACGACTCTTGCATGCCTCAACTCCTGCAGCGATCTCGTCGCCAGTGAAGCCGGCAAGGTCTTGTGCCCAGGCGGACTTCATGGCCTGTTCGTTCACGCTGGCCCACTGAGCAGCGAACTGCTGGCCGTACATCACGGACAGGCGCATGAACAAGCGGTCAATCCAAGCCATCGGCATTGGCTGGCGGTCAGTTTGCAGTTGCATCGATCACTCCCATGTCTTTTTCAACCGGTTCGGAGCCCTGCCAAATTCGGGCGGTCCAATCTGCATTGCGCTCAGCTTGGGTCGGCATACGACCTGGCGGCTTTGGAGATGAGCGCTGTTCCAGCCACTCGGCCTTGCCACCACGCCAGCCGCGCAGCATGCACTCGGCCAGGAAGTCGTCAACGCTGTAGCCCATGGCCATGGCCCGCTGCGCTTCAGTACCCAGCCGGTTTGCAGCAGTCTGCGTCAGCGGGGCTTTGATTTCTTTTCGGTGTCGCAGGTAGTCGGCAACCACCTCCGGGCTTGGCTCAACAGGCCAGCTCGAAAAATCGACAGCAGGCGCGCCAGCGCGTGCACGCGGTTTTGTCTTTTCTTCTTTATCTGTTTCTTTATCTTTATCTGTATCTATATCTAGCGGCGTTATGTCTCCGTTACGTAACGCGTTACTGTTTCCGTTACTCTGTTCCTCTTCTGGTTTTTGCTCTGCCTCTACCTCTTCCTGCTTGCGTTTGCGGTACCGGCGCTGGCGCTCTGCATTGGTAGGGTCAGTGTCACTGCTCATCTGGCGGCTATCCCAGTTCAACGGCTGTAGCGTTTCTTGATCGATCAGGCCTACTTCGGCCAGGCGACGTGCCACATCCTCAAGAGTGCGCGCATCGATGCCCAGCTTGACGGCGACTTTACGCATCATCAGCGGATCGTCATTGTTCAAAACGCCCTGCCCCTTCAAGCACAGCAAGGCCACGAAATGCCAGCGATCCTCAAAAGCCAGCAAACGCAGCTTCTCGTCATCAACCATTTCCGTATAAGCACGGAACCACGGCAGCTTTTTCATACCGCCTCCAAAGTGAAATTTGCCGCCCTCAGCGCGCCATCAGGAACAACGGCGCCACGGTCCAGCAGTGTTTGTATGCACAGGCGCAGCAAATTGCGCTGTGGGCTGTAAATCGACTCAAACTTGTTTTTCCATGGGTGGACTGCAACCAGTTCAGGCGCGCCAGTTCCATCCTGGTGATGGCCCGCACAAAGGGGCAGGACGAGCCAATGCGCATCCGGCTTGGTCCGGCCATCAATGTGGTGAATGCTCACGACTGGCTGATAGCGCTTATCCAGATGACAAGCGATGCAACCGAGCGAGGCCATCATGCTGTGAAACCGCTTCTGGTCTGCCGTGGTTGTGGCGCCCTTCATGCCGCGTGACTTAATCGCCTTGGGTTTGGCTGGCTTCCATGTGCCGCGCTGCATAGGCTTTGCCGGGGCTTTGAATGTGCTGTTCCAGGCTCTCATCGTCGTGCCATCCAAAAACCGACAGCCGCCAGGAATGCACCTACGGCCATCCCTATCAAGCCATCGTCACTAGCCAGTTGTGCGATGCACACATAAAAAATGATCAGCCACATTTGCCAGTACTTCATGACCCGCTCCCCAAGGACGTAGGCGACCAGCGAACGCCCTTTTCAGTACCGAATGACAGGGCCAGCTCGATCAGCTCGGACATCTGGCGCACTGTCATCTTGCTGGTGCGCTGGCCCAGCATCACAATCCCGCCACGGATGCCCTGAGACATGCGCGTCTCTTGGTTCAAGCTGGCCGATAGAACGTCTTTCCATTCTTCGGCTTCTAGCTTGGTGGCCACGCCGTTGACCATCCAATCAACCTGTTTGGATAGATCGGCCAGGATCGACCACATCATTGCGTTCTGGTCCAGTGAGCGTGTGCGGGGACGAATCTCTACGCGGTAGCCCTCCGGGGCGCTCGCAATAGCATGTGCCGCATTACGGCGCACCAACGGGCTGATCAAGTTGAACACCTGTTTATCCACGGCTACCTCCCGCATTCACCCAGGCCCTGGCGCACACAGTGGCAATTCGCACCGATACGCGCTCCGTAAGCCAGAAAATCTATATAGGACGGAGTTGTCACAACCATGCCCAAAAGCTCAATGGCTTGGTCTATCTTGTCGATGGTCAGGCCCATCTGGCCCGACAGAAACCGACTCACCTGACTTTCATCCCAGCCCAGACGTTCTCGAAAGGTCGCCTTAAAAGATGGATCTGTCAGCGCCTGGCGGAAGGCGCGGTCCATGCTCGGACGTTGTGGGCGGTTGTCCACCCGTGCTGCTGTGGTGGCATTCATTGGGAGTCAGTCCTATGCAAAAAGAGTTGAATGCTATTGAAAGTGGCTTCGATCAAACTGGTGAAACTGAACAAGGAGTTGTGATGACCGAAACCGAGAAAATCTTGACCCAGGCCGAAGACATCGCCCGGCGTACCTTTGAAGAACCTACGCAGCAAACCGTCATGCAACTGTTTGCGCGTCTGTGTGATGAGCAGGACCACCGAGCGTTTGAAGCGCAAGGCGAGCCATGCACAACTCACTAAGGCCCATCTTTAAAGACGGATTTATGGGCGGGGGCACTTCCGCCAGTAGAATCGGTGGTTCCTACACCTACCGACTCATCACTAGGGAGACCCCCATGATTGAAAGCATCACTGGAGCTGTCACGGGTTTGCGTGGCGCCTTGGCTATGGCTAAGACTGCTATCGAATTTAGGGACGACAAGAAAATTGCCGAGGCCATGACTGCAATCAACGATCGGATCATGAACGTCCAGGACGCTTGCATGCGACTCCAGGAGAAGAATTCGGCGCTCTTGCAGGACAAGCACACGTTGGCCAATGAGAAACGTGAACTCGAAAATCAGATTGCACAGCTTCGCCTGCAAACCGATAGATTGGCTAAGTACGAACGCGTGCGGCTTGATTCTGGCGCGCTTGTGTTTGTCGACAAGGACTCGAAGGAATCTGAAGGAGGTCCTGTGTACGCGTGCGCCACATGCATGGACGACCATAAGATATCGACATTGCAGCCCAATCAAAACGGAACGGCGCTTATATGCTCGGTGCATGGAAGCTTTAAAACTAGGACGACAGATCCGCGAGAGCAATTTGCTCGCTTTACGGACAGCTGGATGGGGAGCTAAATCAGACATCGGCCCCCTCCTTCTCAGCCAGCTCGGGCCAGATTTGTGAAGCGTCTGATGGCCGCAAAAGGAAACGAGACACCCCACTGGATGCCTCAAGAGCAGCGCAGAACCGAGCAGGAACCTGGCCAGATGCAATCCACTGCTGGACTGTCTGATAACTTTTAGCGCCTGTAACCCTGGCAGCCTCTGTGAGCCCGCCAACTTGAGAAACAGCAATAGAGATGTTTGGGTTCTTTTCCATGCATCCGATTCTATGCTAGAAAATCTAGTGATGCAAGAAATTCTAGCATTGCTGCAAGGTTTTCTAGTGGATACATTTCTGCTATGACTACGATTCACGACCGCATCAAACAAGCAAGATTGGACAAAGGCCTTTCTATGGAGGGGCTGGCCGAACTCGTCGGCCTTCGCTCATGGCAATCTATACAGCAGTGGGAGAATGGAGCCACAGCCCCCCAGCGGAAACGCTTGGAACAAGTTGCTGCGGCTTTAGGCGTCACAACTGACTTTCTCTTGCGAGGCAACTCTCTAAACAAAGAGGATGGTCAAGGTGCTGACTATGTGCCTGTTCAACTGGTGGACGCAAAAGCATCGGCCGGGAAAGGGACACTTATTTTCTCGGCTGATGACAATAAAGAGTTGATGTTTAGACGTAGCTGGCTAGCAAAGAATGGAGCAAAACCAGGAGATGTGCTGGCATTTCCAGTTGATGGCGACTCAATGATCGACGCACATATCCCTGATGGGTCTGTGGTCCTAGTGAATACTAAATCAATCGACCCAGTCCAAAATCGTATCTACGTTCTGTCAGTAGATAGCGAGCTTATGGTAAAAGAGCTCATCCAAATATCGGGCAATTGGTACGCTAGGTCTCGCAATAAGGAAAAAACCGGCTCTCTGTCCGATATTCCAATAGGCGTAGACGATAGGGTTATAGGTCGCGCTTTTTGGTGTGGGTTTAAGATTTAGCAACCGCCATCTCAAATTAATAAATAAATGAAACTTGCCACATTACTCTCTGCGACTCTGCTCTTAACTGCATGCATGTCTGACGAAGCCACGGTTCAGAAAGTTAAGGCACTGCAAGAGGAAACAAAAGCTCAGCGTGAGCGGATCGATATCTTGTTCAATGAGAACAATGATCTACGCCGAGACATCATCGAAGCCAACAGGAGAATAGATTTCAATCAATTCCTTGCTGATCTACGCTCCCCTATCAAAGAGGCAACTGCGACCCTCGGTCTCACTGAGGAAGGATATTCAGTAGTAAGGACTAAATTAGGAACCTTCCTATTGTCAGTCACTGACATCAAGCCGTTTGCTAATGGCGTGAAAATACACTTGAATATTGGCAACCCGCAGGCCATGACTTATGCGGGGCTAGACTTTAAAGCCGACTGGATTAACGCAACCCAGCAGGGAGAGCAAGCTCATAAAAAAGAGCTCTCTATCACGAACAAAATTCTCCCAAACTCGTGGAACAAGGCGGAAATCGTTCTTTCCCCCGCAAAAGTGGATGAGATAAAAGAAGTTCAGCTTCAAGTCATAGCAGACAAGGTTGAGATGCAGATCCGAAAGTAATTTCTTCATTTTCCCAGACACCGCCCTAGGGCGGTTTTTTTTCGCCCCGCGACTGGGTGGGTGTTTGCACAAATAAATTTACTAGTTTTTCTTGCATGCTAGTTTTTCTAGTGATATAGTTCATCCAACGCTTCACCAAAACCGCAGAACACCTTTAGGCAAAGCCACGGTAAGTAACGGTCCATAGAGCGCCAGCAGCAAAGGCTGCGCCCGCTAAGGCGGAGGCTCTTTAAAAATCAGCAAAGCGATAAATAGGCCAATGGTGCGAACACGCACGGCTAGGCCCAGGGCGCATCCCCACACCCCCTGACAAAGAGTGAGACGGACAACCCGTGACGTGGGGATTTAGAACGTTGCGCTACCTGGAGCCAGCTCAGCTGGGAGTAGCCAGGAGCGCAGCGTACAAGCGGCCTAGTAATAGGCCGCTTTGGTAAGCATCAATGGTGGTGCTTACTGAAGCGAGAGGTTTATGTATCTAACAGAAGAAACCATCCGCGCCGTTCTGATTGCGGCGATCCAAGCGCATGGCACAAGGACAGAAATTGATCAGTTGATAAAGGCGGCGGTCGACGCATTAATTGCTGCCGACCGCAAGCTAGCAGATAGCCTGCCTCAAGAAATTTAGGCTTATTTCTGAAGCTCGTCAGACAAACGCTTAAAGAGGGTGGCCAAGTAGACGGCATCAGAATCGCCACGATTTCTTGCCGTTGCCCCGGTTAACACTGCTACAGAATTATTTACAGGAAGAGCCCCCACCCTTGCTAAACCAAGAACGATCTCTGTAGCCAAATGCTCAGCCTTCGCTCGATCAAGTGCCATTTTTCTTTCCCTGATGAGTTGTAAACGGAATTTCCAACTTAGCACGGAAGGTGACAGCCGGGAATAGACCGGCATTATCCGAGGCGGGCTTCATTGAGAGTCGCGCCGGATGGCAACCAAGGGAGAAACCGATGTCAGCATTTTGTGTATTTGGTATGACCGAGCCGCTGGCCAAATCGCTGGCAGCGCGTAAGCCCCCCCCAAGAAGCTGCGGGAGAAGATGACTGCCCAAGAGCTGAACGAGTGGTACGCGGAGCGGGCGGCAACAATTCTCAAATCGAGCAAGCCCCGACAAGTGTCGCCTGAGTTTGACGCACCGCAGTTCTGCCAGGACTGGATCGACTTGGCGCACAAGACAGTCAAAGCCAACGGTCTGCGCGTGATGTTTCGCGGACCGAAACCCGACGGCTCCATCAATAAGCGTACAGGCAAGCCGCTCATGGCATGGCTGCCCTACTGAATCATCACCCGCCCAGGCGGGCCGGCATAGCCGGATCTCCTCGGGCTCGCGGCGGGCCGACCTGGGTAGCCGTACTGGCAGCAGATAGTGATCTGCCTCCCCTGCGCCAGGACAGGGGCATCACATAGTAGCAATGCGTAGGCTGATACGCAGGGGGACGTGGCTGACTCCCGGGTGTGGCTCAAGCGAATAAGCAAGCTCGACGCCGCCTAAGAAGCGCCTCAACCCGGAGATCAGTGCCGGGGCTGCTATGTGATGGTCAGCAGGAAACCAGCAGGCACCGGATCGAGTAATCCGGCCAGCCAGGAATAACGGGGATGTTGTGCCGCTGGCCTCCCCGCCGCTGGCATACGGGTAGCACCCGGCCACCATTACCCCGTGCGACGGGATGCTGAATGAATATTCGCGTTATCCAATAATCAGCAACGCCAGCCTGTAGGCGCACAGGTCCATGGCCCGCATGGTGAGAGCGGGCACCCTCCAGCCGCAGCATTCCCATTCCCTCAACCATTTCAATATCAAAACCGCCCACGCCATGGGCGGCGGGAGTGCTGCGACTAGAGGGCATAGAACCCCGGAACCCGCCAATACCGGCATTTGCGCAGATGCAGTGACGGCGGCAGACGCAGGCTAACCCTCTCCCCTTTCAATGGCGCCGGACGCGGCGCAATCCCCGGAGCTAAACATGAACGCTATCGCAGAACGCGAGGTATGCGCGTACGAGCTGGCGGAGCGCCGCCGCGCCTATATCTCGGAGCAGATCCGCAACTGCCTGTACGGCAAAACACTGTACGTAAACATCGCCTGGACCCTGCAATCGATTCCTCAAAAAGTAAGCCGCATAGGGCTGATCGAGGAAATGGAGAATGCGCTTCTGGTGTCCAGCTCGGCAGGTTTTGATTATTCCGCCAAGCTGCTTGCTGCGCTTGATGATGAAAGCCTGCGCCCTACCCTACGCACCGAACGCGAACGAATCATCGGCGACTGGGCAGACACCACGCATAACTGCATGACCCAGCAAGAACTGGAGGCGCTGCCGTGCTGATCGAGTTTTTCATCTTTGCGGTGTTCTTTTGCTGCGCTGCTTTCTTTATCGCACTCGGGATTGAGGGCGTTCTCAGTATCTGGAGGCAATCATGAGCGCGAACACAAAAAATCTGCGCGAACTTTCCGTGATGACTCTGGAATCAGGCCGCATCACTTCCGAATTATTGGCTATTGCAGCCGATCGCCTTGAAGTCCAGGCGGCTGAGATTGAGCGTCTGCGCGAAGCGCTACAGAAAGTGCGCCTCTTAATTGCAGCGGATCGACAGGGATTAGTTGATTGCCACGGCATCAACGGAAAGATTCCAGCGGAAGACGAGCTTGGAACATACGGCCTGTACGAGTACGACGGCGCTCTGCATGTAATTGACGCCGCCCTATCGGGAGAACCAACATGACAGACAAAGAATTGATCAAACTCGCCGCTAAGGCCGTAGGAATCATTCACCCGGGCGGCGAACACAGCGTATACAACGATGGACGTGTTTGGGATTGCAAGGAGCTGCGTTGGTGGAACCCTCTTGCCGACGATGGCGACGCACTACGGCTGGCAGCAAATCTGCAAATTGATTTGGATTGGCAAGAAACAAGCGGCTTCCCTGAGCCAACCGTCGAGGCCTACAGAAAAAAATGGGATGACGCATATTTTTGCGCATCTGAGGATAAAGAGCACTACCGCCGAGCCATCGTCCGCGCAGCCGCTGAAATCGGGAGGTCCATTCCATGACAGACCAAAACCCCGGCTTCCCCCGCACTCGCCGCCGTAACCCTTTCGATGGCCGGGGATGCTACGCACCAAATAGCAGCAAGATCCCGCTCAAAGCCTGGGTCGGAGCTGCCCTCGTAGTTTTTATCTTCATTGGCCTGTTCGCCAGACTTGGCGCAGCCGCCGGACTGAACTGAATTTCACGAATTGCACGAATCGGAGAACATCATGAGCACCGTAACTATGGTCCTGGGCGAGTCCGGGACAGGCAAGACTACAAGCCTTCGCAACATGAATCCAGCAGAAACGCTGCTGATTCAGGCCGTTAAGAAGCCTCTACCCTTCCGCGCCGCCGATTGGCAGCGATTTGACCGAGAGACTAACAAGGGCGGCAACATCTTCCAGACAGACAGTCCTGCCGAAATCATCCATCTGCTCAAAGGCACCCGCCGGAAAGTAATTGTGATCGATGACTTTCAGTATGTGATGGCCAACGAGTTCATGCGGCGCACCAGCGAACGAGGGTTCGACAAATTCACGGAGATCGGCAAGAACGCCTGGGACATTTTGAATGCTGCCGCCAGCCTGCCAGACGATGCCCGCGTCTACATCCTGAGCCACGTGGAAACCACGGATCAGGGCCGCACAAAAATCAAGACAATCGGCAAGATGCTGGACGAAAAAATCACGCTGGAAGGGATGGTGACCATCGTTCTACGAACCCTGGTGCGAGATGGGCAGTACCTATTCTCGACCCGCAATAACGGCAGCGATACAGTCAAAACACCGATGGGCCTATTTGACTCCGAGGCCATCGACAACGATCTGGCCGCCGTCGATCAGGCCATCCACTCCTACTACACCCCCACCGAGCAGCCCGCTTAAAAGGAATTGCAATGCGTAGCTACACCCTGGACACAACCGCCGCTCAACAGGCAAATCAAAACTCGTACATCGACCAGACTGGAAAGTATATCGGTGCCTTCATCGTCGCCAAGGCAGTGACATCGCGCAGCGGAACGGAAGGCATTGAGTTCTCTTTCAAAGCTCAGGATGGCCGGCAGGCCAACTACCTGACGCTGTGGACATTCAACAGCCAAGGCGAAGCCCTCTATGGCTTCAAAGTCCTCAACGCGCTGATGACAGTTATGGGTGTCAAAGAACTGCACCCGAAAAAAGGCACCGTAGCGAAACCTGATGGCACACGAGAAGAAGCCATGGCATACCCGGACTTGCACAATAAGCCGGTCGGCATCGTTTTGCAGAAGGAGTTCTATATCAAGGACAGCGGTGAAGAAGGCTACAAGTTCAATATCTTCGCGCCCTTCCAAGCTGGCACCGAATTGATGGCGAAAGAAATTCTGGACAACAAAACTCAACCACAAGCGCTGGCCAGCATCATTTCCAGCCTAAAAGACAAGCCTGCGCCAGCCCAGCAGCAGCGTGGCGGACATGCCAACAACACCTATCAGACTGTACGCAACGGCGCACAGGCCGACGATCCTTTCGGCAACGACTTCGGAAACTTCTAATTATGGAGCGGGCGGCTTAGCCGCCTGAGCATACATGAGCACACCTGCACTTTACACATTGGCTTCTGAATACCGTGCCCTGGCTCAGCTTCTTGCAGAGCGAGACTTCGACGCCGAGACCATTGCCGACACCATCGAATCGACCGGACTGCCCGACCAGATTGCCGAAAAAGCCCAAGGCTGCGAAATGGTCGCCCGCGTTATGGAGGCTGACCTGCCCGCAATTGACGCAGAGATTCGACGGCTACAGGACTTAAAGAAGGCACGTAAGGCCCGCGCCGATGCGCTCCGCAAATACGTGTTGGACAACATGCTGGCAAGTGGCATCAACCGAATCGACGCGCCGCTGTTCAGCATTAGCGTCGCAAAGAACCCGCCTGGCGTGGACATCTTTGACGAACGGCAACTTCCGGCGGACTACCTGACAGACCCTGTGCCGCCGGCGCCACAGCCCGATAAGAAGCTGATCGCCCAGGCAATTAAAGATGGCGCTGATGTACCAGGCGCACGACTGACACAGGGTTTCCGGCTCAACATCCGCTAAGCCAGCACCTGCGTACTCGTAAATGAACAGGCCAGGACGGTCAGTAGCGTTTCACCACCGAAGTGGTCACGGAGCAGATGCAAATGCTAGGCGGGGATACACACTCGTAATAAACAATCTGCTAAGGCGGTACTTATGCACGCTCTACCCGCCCCTTCCCGACAGCTCGTAGTTGCACGGATGCTTTCCCCTCGGAGTAAACGGCGCCAGGCGCCTCCACTCCAAGCGCCTTATACTCCTCAAGGATAATCACCATCCAATGAACAGTCTGTTCATAAAGGGCTCCTATCCGCTCAAAACTCAAAAGTACATCCTCCCTGACGCCGCTGACTATACGAAAGGCAGGATTCAGCCGCTGAGCCTTTTCACGAGATCGTTCAACCTGGTGAGACCAGTTTCTTATAACTACAAGGTTACGAAGCAGGTCATCAATTAACAAACGCCCTAACCGGGCTGTAACCATTTTCTTAGCTGACTCTAATTGAGCTTGTAAGTAGCCAAGCTCCACAGTTGGCAGAAGGTCTATCGATTTCTGAAGATCTTTGCCAATAACGCCAAGCCTCCAGCTTATTCGGTAAGCCTCTTCTGCAATGGCCCAATCTGCATGCAGACGAGAAAGACGTAACTCTCGTGCTTGCTTAGCGCTCTGCCATAGCGGAAAAGCGACTGCAACACCTACCGCACCAACAGTCCCAAAAGCGGTCATCACCTCCCACCATTTGGCTCCTGTAACTACGCCCCACTCCCATAGACCTCCAAGTATTGTCGCGGTTATCAGTGCCCCAACTACCAGCCCGATCACCAGCCCAAATGTTCTCTGTGTTCTTGCGCTGTAGTCCTCTTTCCACTTAATCCCCATAGCCCCTTGCTCCATGCCTGTATATACGGCAGGAGCATAGCCCATCCTGAAAGGAATACACCCATGTGGTTTAAAAACCTACGTATCTATCGTCTGGATACGGCATTCGCCTTGTCCGCTCAACAACTGGCCGAGATGTTGGCCAAGCATCAATTCACGCCATGCAGCAGCCAAGAACCTCTCAGCCTGGGCTGGGTGCCGCCACGCGAAGGTGGTGAGTTGGCCCACGAAGTGAATGGGCAGTATCTAATCTGCCTACGCGCTGAAAAGAAACTGCTGCCCAGCGCTGTCGTCAACCAGGCGGCCCGCGAAAAGGCCCGCGAAATCGAAGAGCAGCAAGGCTACAAGCCTGGTCGCAAGCAGATGAAGGAAATCAAAGAGCAGGTGATCACGGAGCTGCTGCCCAAGTCGCACGTCGTGCAGCGCGACACAATGGTGTGGATCGACACACGAAACCACTGGTTTGTGATTGATGCCGCTGCCGTGGCTAAGAGTGATGAAGTCCTGGGCCTATTCGCTAAAAGCGTAGACCCCTTCCCTGTCCTGCCTCTGTATACCGAGCAGTCACCTGCTGGCGCTATGACAGCCTGGTTGGTTGATGATGACGCCCCCGACAATTTCACCTTCGACCAAGATGCTGAGCTGCGCTCCACCGGCGACAGCGGTGCTGCCGTGCGCTACGTTAAGCAAAGTGCGGATATCGGAGAGGTGCGCAAGCACGTAGCAGCCGGCAAGCAATGCACCCGTTTGGCCATGACCTGGGCGGATCGCATCAGCTTTGTACTGACCGATGCCCTGGACGTCAAACGCGTGGCCCCACTGGACATCCTGACTGAAAAGCAGGACGTGACAGCCGTCAACGATGACGAAATCTTTGATGCCGACATGACACTGATGACCTCCGAGCTGGCCAGGTTAATCAGTGATCTGGTCGTGGTGCTGGGCGGCGAACGGTCAGCTTGAGCCTCATCTGAAGCGACACCCATAACCCCGCTTGATTGACTCAACCGGGGTTTTTCTTTTCTAGGATCAACCCATGACCACCAAGCAGTTTTTGTTGCCCATCGCCTCGGAGATCACGGTCGATCTTTTCGCGGGCGGTGGTGGCGCATCCACCGGACTGGAGCAAGCCCTGGGACGACACGTTGATATCGCCGTCAACCATGACCCAGAAGCCATTGCCCTGCACACCATCAACCACCCTCAGACTGAGCACTATATCAGTGATGTGTTTGAGATCAATCCACTCGTTGCCACTCGCGGGCGGCCTGTTGGCCTGCTGTGGGCCAGCCCTGACTGCAAGCATTTCAGCAAAGCCAAAGGCGGCAAGCCGGTATCAAAGCGAATCCGGGGACTGGCCTGGGTCGTCGTCAAATGGGCGAAGGCCGTGCGCCCCCGCGTGATCATCCTTGAGAATGTGGAAGAGTTTCAAACCTGGGGGCCACTGACTGATGACGGCATGCCCTGCCCTGAGCGTAAGGGCCAGACGTTCCAGCTCTGGAAAGAGCAGCTTCGCGTGCTCGGCTACCGCTTGGAATACAAGGAGCTGAGGGCCTGCGACTATGGCGCCCCCACCATCCGGAAACGTTTCTTCATGGTGGCGCGGTGTGATGGCCTGCCTATCGTGTGGCCGCAGCAAACTCACTTTGCCAAGCCAGCCAAGGGCCAGCTGGCCTGGCGCCCGGCATCGGACATCATCGACTGGTCCATCCCGTGCCCATCCATCTTTGAACGCAAGCGTCCCCTTGCTGACGCGACATGCCGGCGCATTGCTAAGGGTGTGATGCGGTACGTGATAGAGGCGGAAAACCCATTCATCGTGCCGGGTGGCGTCAGTTTCATCACAAAGTTTCGCTCTGGCTCGGTGGGCACAGGCCTGGATGAGCCGCTGCACACAGTCACGGCCGGTGGCGAGACAAAGCGCATGAGCACAGGGAACGTGATGGGAATGGTGACGGCATTCTTGGCCAAGCACTACACCGGCGTAGTGGGCAGCGATCTGCAAGACCCCATCGGCACTGTCACCAGCGTGGATCACCACAGTCTGATCACGGCCAACCTGATTCACATGGGACACGGCGAAGGGAAGGCAGGCGGCAAACGGTTCAGTCATGGCATCCGCAATGTTGAGCAACCGCTGAATACCGTGACGGCATCCGGCTGCCCTGCAGGTCTGGTCACAAGCCATCTGGTGAAGCTGCGTAATAACCAATTCGGTCAGAGCCATGACGAGCCTATGCCGACACTGACTGCCGGCGGCGGGCATGTTGGAGAAGTTCGCTCATTCCTGGTGAAGTATTACGGCAATGAGCAGGATGGGGTGAGTTTGCACGAGCCTCTACACACAATCCCCACCCGTGACCGCTTCGGGCTGGTGACAGTCCATGGTGTTGATTACCAGATCGTGGATATTGGTCTACGCATGCTGACTCCACGCGAACTTTACCGCGCCCAGGGCTTTCCTGACTCGTACATCATCGATCAGAAGCCTGACGGCAGCCCGCTCACCAAAACGGCGCAGGTCCGCATGTGCGGTAACAGCGTCTGCCCGCCGCTGGCCCATGCCTTGGTACAGGCCAACTACTCCGATCAGCAGATCTCCCCTAGGGAGAAAGTCGCATGACACAAAGCGCGTACAGCAACAAACCCCTGCCCCGCCTTCGACACATCGAACCGGGGCAATTTTTTACCCTTCGCCATGACCCAGAGGTGCGTGTGCTGCTGCACAAGACACGCACTCACGGTCATTTCAATAACGGATATGCATCCCTTTGCCATGAGCTTGATATCAAGTGCGTGGTCTGGGGTGAGAACGGATGGGAGGCCAGAGAATGACGGCTACTGTTTTAGACCCCTGCTGTGGTGGCCGCATGATGTGGTTCAACCGCCAGGACCAACGCGCCTTATTTGGAGACATCCGCAGCGAGAGCCACACGCTTTGCGACGGACGGGCCTTCAACATCACACCCGATCTGAACATGGACTTCCGGGCAATGCCGTTTCCTGACGAGAGCTTTCGCCTTGTCTGCTTCGATCCCCCTCACCTGCGTCACGCGGGCCGGGAGTCCTGGCTACGTGCCAAGTACGGAATCCTCAGTGATGACTGGCAAGACGATCTGCGCCGTGGCTTTGCTGAATGCTTCCGCGTACTCAAGCCTGAAGGCGTGCTGATCTTTAAGTGGAACGAGATCCAGATCCCCACTCGCCAGATCCTTGAGCTGACCCCATACATGCCCTTGTTCGGCCACCCCAGCGGCAAACGCGCAGATACCCACTGGATCACCTTCATGAAAGGACAGTCATGAACACCCACCCACACAGCCAGGCACGGTCTACCCCGCAAGAAGCGTTCAACCTCGACCGAGCAGCACAGGTATACGGCACACGCGCGTTCATCCCGGTGACCTCGAAAGCCGCCCCCAATCCTAATTACCCCCAACTGAGGGAGAAAAAACGATGAGCCAACAGCCACTTTTCTGGTATCGCCCGCGCAGTGACGGTGGGTACGAAGGCCCACTACACAATGGCCAGATCGAGGATATACGCAAAGCATCCGGCGCTTGGGTGCCTCTTTTCGCCGGTGCCGCCCCTGTGAACGCGGAGCCGAGCGACGACGAAATTATCGACATTGCAGTTGAGCCGCTGGGAATCGATTGCGATCGCATGCCCTACGGCGTTGTCGTTTTCGCCCGTGCGCTGCTGTCTCGCTATAGTTCCGCCCCCGTTGTAACCCAGCCAGACGTCACACAACAAACGCTCGATGATGTGATGGCAGGTATCCCAGCAAGGGATGCAGAGATTGAAGCGCTGCGTAAGGAAATTGAAACCCTGCGGGCTGCCCAGGCGCAGCAACCTGTCAGCGGTGCCGATCGATTACCCATTGAGCTGTGCGGTATTTCTGAGGCTATCGGGGATGGCGGCGGGTTCTGGCGCTCTTGCTCAGGATGTCATGAATTAAACGAGGGCATGGCCACCGGCCCATTCAGTGAGACGTTCAAGTGCCACCTAGGCGTCGGCTGCTCGGAGTGCGGCGGCATTGGAGCAATTTGGGATACGACTGACTACGATGCAATGGCAGATTTCATGGCTGCCGAATATCAGAAGCGTACCGAGAACACCGAACCGGTGGGCCAGGATCAATTGCGTGACGCCGCGCAAATGATCGAACCATCCGGGAATTCCGGAGAGCTGCCAGATGCAGCACGAGTTCCACTGGATAGCCTTCACGCCGATGCTGTGTATCTACTATCGCGTGTTAAGCAAGAAACACTATCTATCCACGACGCTGCTTTATCAATACAGCATCACATAGATTCAGCCCGCGCCGCACTCGCCCAGCAGGACGCCGAAACCGGAAAATCGGTATCGGTTGAAAATCAAGGGCTTACGCAGCAGACTAGCCACCATTGCGATGACGCCTGCCACGAATGGCGACAAGAACGTACGCCTTGCCCTGATGGCCAATGCAAGGTTCGCAACGACGCCGAAGCTTTCAAGTATTGGGGCAGAAAAGAGACGTGGGTTCGCTACCTTACCGATCACACCGGGCTTATCCAGATAACAGCCCGAGACATAGCCACCTGCAATGCTGCGCTGGATGCGGTTAAAAATGCACTTTCCCCAGGAGCAGTGCAACAGGACGCCGACAAGGTAAAAGCTGACCTTTTAAGTTCTCTGGTCGAGATAGTGGGTGCAGTGATCGCGAGCGATGAAGAAGGGCTGATCGAGCACTCGGAGACCATCATCAAGGCCCGTGCCGCCATCGACTCAGCCCGTAAGGAGCAAGCATGAAAAGAGCTGCCCCCGCTGATCTGCGGAAATCGTTGATTACGGCGCAGGATCTGGCGAAGGCGGGCGTCGATTTCGTGGTAATGCCCGTTTTAAATGAGCAGGACAGAGTGGCTCTCCTGGCCCAACAGGTCAGCAGGCTGGCCGGGTTGTTGAGTGACTCAGCGCCTGCTGATGAGCAGGAGTCAAAACAATGATATCCACCGCATTCGGCTACGAGCTTCAGTGGCTGGTGATGCTAAACAAGTTCCTTGACGGCTTCCTGCCTGGGCTTGGATTCACGATGGGGGTAGCCGTCGTCTACTTGCTGGCTCTCTGGTTCTCGCGAAATCCCAAGTCCAAGCACCACAAGGTGCGCGTGAAGCTGATCGCAAAGGAGCCAGCCAAGTGACCAAAACAATCACGGCCATACACGCCGTGACCGCTAAAGAATGGAACCCACCCGGCCTTGCGCCGGGTTTTTAACACCCAATCCGAAGGAGACCAAAAGATGCAGACAGCCCGTTTTCTGCGCGCTGGCAAGGCACACGCATATCTTGGCATGTGTCGGGCCGTATTCGACCGCGACGTGCGCCCTTTCATCACTGAAATACCTATCGGCGCTCGTGGTATAGCATTCGACCGCCTTGAGCTTGATCGTTGGGCAGACCAATACAAGCAATCTAAAGGCAAAAACAGCACAAAACCAATGGAAGAAACGCAAAAAACATGGCAAAGAAAAGTATCCCAGGGCTCTTCAAGCGTGGTGGCATATGGCACGTTGACAAGCAGATCGCGGGATTTGGACGCCTTCGCTGCAGCACGGGCACGGGCGACCACGCAGAAGCGCAGACGTTCCTAATCTATAAACTTGAGGAAATTCGCAAGCAGGTGGTGTACGGGGCCCGGAGCTATCCCACCTTTAGGCAGGCTGCCACACGATACTTGAATGAGTACGCTGATCAGCCGTCTGCCTGGCACACAGCCACCTACCTTGGGCAGCTCGACAAGTACATTGGTGACATTCCCGTCAATGAGATTAAGCACTCAAGCTTTGAGGCATACATTAAGGACCGCCGTGAAACCGCCAGCAACCGGACGATCAACATCGCTCTCCAGCGCGCTGTCCGTGTCTTGAATCTATGCGCTAGAAAATGGCGAGACGAACAAAACCGCCCTTGGCTGGACAGCGTACCGCTAATTGAAATGCTGGACGAGAAGAAAACAGCGCGCACGCCCTACCCACTCGACTGGAAAGAGCAGGATTTGTTGTTCTCGGAGCTGGCGCCACATCTTAAAGCGATGGCACTCTTCAAAGTTAATACCGGATGCCGGGAGCAAGAGGTCTGCAAGCTGCAGTGGGACTGGGAAATACCTGTACCGGAGCTTGGCATAAGCGTATTCCTTATACCGGCTGATTTTGGTGGTCGATTTGAAACATCGGGCGTCAAGAACGGCGAGGACAGGCTGGTTGTTTTGAATAGCGTCGCCCGTTCCATTATTTCGAGCCAGCGTGGACAAGACCCCGTATGGGTTTTTCCGTACAAGGGAGGTCCTATGGCTCGCATGAACGCCTCGGGATGGCGCGCAGCCAGGCGGCGTGCAGCTCAAAAATGGGAGGATTTATATAAACGCCCTGCGAATGCCGGTTTCAGCACTGTACGAGTGCATGATCTGAAGCACACATTCGGCAGACGGTTGCGTGCTGCGGGAACACATTTGGAAGACAGGCAGGTTCTGCTGGGTCATACGAATGGTTCAATCACCACCCATTATTCAGCCGCTGATTTGTCCAAGCTACTGACCGAAGTTGAGAAACTTGCCCACAGTGCCGAAGAAGCACCGGTAATCACGCTACTGCGCAGACGGGGGAATGGGTGA